TATGGCTCTGGCTATGGCTCTGGCTATGGCTCTGGCTATGGCTCTGGCTATGGCTCTGGCTATGGCTATGGCTCTGGCGATGGCTCTGGCTCTGGCGATGGCGTTAAGGAGGTAAGCGGCATTATAGTTTATATTGTTGACAATACACCTACTATAATCACATCTGTACGAGCAAACGTAGCGCAAGGGTTCATTTTGCAAAATGACTTACAAACAATCCCTTGTTATATCGTTAAAGAGAATAATAAGTTTGCTCATGGCGATACATTGCGGGATGCATTTATGTCTTTACACGAAAAACTGTATGATGATAGTACGGAAGAAGAACGCATAGAGGCATTCGTAAAAAAATTCCCTTCCTACGACACTAAGTATGACAACAAAGATTTGTTTGCCTATCATCATGTGCTTACAGGAAGCTGCCGTATGGGAAGAGAATCATTTGTAAATAGCAAAGGTTTGTCTCTCGATGGTAAGACATCTGTGAGAGAGTTTGTTGAACTCACAAAGAATGCTTATGGTGGAGATGTAATCAGAAAATTGCCTAAAGCATACGGAATAGTAGATTAGCTAATCATCTCTTACGAGATATAAATACAAGTAATATGAAACATAAGTTTACGGTTGTCATTGAATCTAATGATGATTCAGAGGACAGAGAAGTAGTTAAAGATTGCCTGCAAGACTGGCTTGAAATGAATTGTGGACAAGAAAAGGACTTGGGTGGCTATCCAGATTGGAAGTCAGCAGAAGTAGAGTAACTAACCATCCCTTATGGGATATAAATACAAAGTAATTATGAAAAAGTTTATTGGTACAAAGGTCATTATGGCAGAGCCTATGACTATGACAGAGGCACAGAAAGTGCTTGGTAGAAAAATTAAGCCAGCAACCGTTGAGGAAGATGGCTACCTGGTAGAGTACAAGAACGGATATAAGTCTTGGTCTCCTAAGAGCGTGTTTGAGGAAGCCTATAAGCCTTGTGAAACTTTCTTAGACAGAATGAAAGTAGAGCTTGAAGGTGAACTTGACAAGTTTGATAAGGATGATACCTTTATTCGCTCTGAAAAGTTTAACGAACTTCCTCTTGTTGCAAGAGTTCTTCTTTATGCACAGAACAAGACTCAGAAAATGTACTGTGACTTGTTGGAGAACAGAATTGACGCCGCAGAGAATAATAACCCATTGTTAAAGCAATTTGACTTCGGTACAGCCATCAAGTTCTTGAAGGCAGGTGGAGCTATCCGCCGTAGTGGTTGGAATGGAAAGGGATTGTTTGTTGTAAAGCAGGTTCCTTCTCACATTACAGGTGACATTATTCCTAAGATGCAGTCATTGCCACAGATTGCCAAGGACATCTTGATGAAACGTGAGAATCCTCACATTGATTACACTAATCAGATGCTTATCATCAATCCTGATGGCAGAGCAGACTCATGGGTTCCATCATCTTCCGATGTGTTTGCGGAAGACTGGGAAGTTGTAGTTGAGTAACTAACCACCCTCTCCTGCAAAAGGGAGAGGGTAAAAAAAAGAGAATATGAGATTAAGTGAATTTAGAGCAGGTACTATATTAGTTGATGGTTATGGCAAAGTGTTTATCCATGATGGCTTTATTAACGCTGATGGATACGGCGTGATAATTGGTGAGGATTCTGATGGAATGATTCAGAAATCCAATGGTATCGGTAATTGGATGAAAGACTACTTGAGAGAAGCAACTTCACAAGAAGTTCGTAAGTTTTTCGCTAAGGTTCGTAAGGCGCAGAAGATTATCAATTACTAAGAGGATAAACAATGAGTAAAGAAAAAGTTAAGGATTTAATATTCACAGCACAATGTGCAATAAGCGAGTATAATGATACGGGAGATAGCAATTTGCTTGATGATGCAGACGAAATACTTTGTCAAGCACTTAAAGAGTTGAAGGATTGATCATGATACAAAAGCAGACATGGAAGGATGAAATCAGAATTTTAATAACCGATGAGGAGAGCCATGGTTCAGTCCAAATATCCATTCCGCTTTATGTTAGCGGTATTTTCGGAAAAGCTGATGCTCTAATATATGCACTCTTTGTTGATGGTACTCATAGAAGATGTGGCGTTGCAAAACACCTATTACAACTCGCAGAGCAACAGGCTAAGCAAAATGGAGTGAAGACAATCGGATTGGAATTTAATAAATATGAATCTGATAGATTTGTTCTATATTGGTATCTCCGTAGTGGTTATAAACCATTTAATAAGAAAAGTAATTTATTAATTAAGAAATTGAAGGATTGATCATGGACAGAAATAAAGCTAAAGAATTTTATCCTATTCTGCAAGCTTATGCCGAAGGAAAGGTAATTGAGTGTAGGACAAAACCAGACCGTCTAAAAGGTGTTGTAGACATTCCGAACAAATGGACCGAAACGAATGAAATTTGGTGTGTGAATAGTCTTGAATATCGCATCAAACCAGAGCCAAAGTATCGCCCATTCAAGGACGCAGAAGAGTGTTGGCAGGAGATGCTGAAGCATCAACCTTTCGGGTGGGTTAAGTGCAAGGAAGACGGAAGTCTTGGCTTAATTACTCTTATTATTAGCGAAGAAAACATTTTCATAAATGGTATCGGTTGCAATTCGGAAAGGACTATGAGAGGATATACCTTTGCCGACGGAACTCCATTTGGTATGAAAATGGAGGAATAGTTATGAATAATAAAGTTAAAGAAGTATTGGGTATCGCAAGCTACCTTACATATCACTGGAGGCAGTACTCTTTCGAGCAGCTTGAAAAAGAAATGGTCAGAATATGCGGGTTGTGCAATAAGGCATTAGGTGTCCCTAAAAATGACAGCATTACTGACTTCGAGCGAGGCCAGTGGTCGGTCATTCAGAACGTTATTGGCTATGTTGAAAACTATAGCTTGGCAGCAGAACTTTGCCGTGAAGCAGGTATTGGCTACAAGAAGATAAAGGCTCTACAGAAGGATTGCGGTTACTCCTATAAGGAAGAAGTTAATAACTTCTTAAAGGAAAGTCGTAATAGTGGAACTGATTTAAAATTGGAGGAATAGTTATGTCTTGGTTAGCAGTAGATAAAGGTGGCTGTGAACATATTTTTGCAGAAAAACCTTGCAGAAATGAAAGTAATACATTATGGATTTGCTCTGTCGTATATTTATATGGGCAGAGGTACGCAAATACCGGTTGCTGTTACCTTCCCAAAGGCAGCATTAAGAAGCTCATCGGAAGAGAATTATCCTGGAACGATGAGCCAGTAGAACTTAAAGAAGAGTAGTTATGGATAAAAACGTTTGTGATAATACATTAGTCTTTGGCAGCTGTTATGTTAGAAGCTGCATTGAGGTTCCTTCTTTGAAGGCAGGAAAGGCTAAATGGAAGGCTTTTTATGATAAGTTCCCTTGGCTTAAAGGTCAACCTTTCTATCTTAGACGTTCATGCTTCTGGGATGGTGGTGAAAGGAATTTAAAGGCAATAAAGATTAAACTCAAAAAGATATAGTTATGACAAAACCTTACAGAATCAGACATAAGGCTAGTGGATTGTACTACCAGCTCGCAATCAATCATAGTAATCTTTCCAAGAATGGCAAGGTGTACATGACAAATAATTCGCTATTGATGTTAAATAATAGCTATGATTATATAGCTATTAGTGTTAGAAAAGGCACGAAGGTACATGATATTTTAGAAAAGGAAATGCCCTTAAAAGGCGTAGAATCTTTTTATGGAAAAACAGTTTGTTATCGTATTCCAAAGAGTGAATTTGAAAAAGAAGAATTATAGCGTATGAAAAGAAATATAAAGTTCAAGGCTAAACGTCTTGACAACGGAGAATGGGTTAGAGGATATTTCTACGAGGAGAATGGTAATACATACATCATTGAGAATCGTCAGGAAGAAAGCAAGTTAAACAGAAATCTCACTTATCAGGTTGGCCCTTCTACCGTCTGTCAGTTTACAGGGATGAAAGACGAGGATGGTAAGGAAATATGGGAACATGACATACTAAAGAATTATCCAATGGAAAACGAAGTAGTCTTTAAAAATGGTTCTTTCATGATAATTGAAGACTATGGTGATGAGATTAACGAAGTTCCATTGTCTGAAATGATATATGAAGATGGCATCTGCATATTAGAGAAAATTGATTCTAAGTTCGACAGAAAGGAAGGTGAGAAATGAAGAAGTATGAGTATATGGTAACTTCAATAGTTATCAAGAAAGCTGATGAGATGGCCAAGGTTCTATCTGATAAATTTAATCAATACGGCTATGATGGTTGGGAATTAGTACAATATAACCTAATACCACCATCTGCATTGGTAACAGCATCTACGATACCTTGTTGCGGTTCAATCTATATACTTGCGACATTCAAGAAAAGGTTAGAGAAATAGCATATGAAGAAGATAAGTTTTAATCTCAAATATCTTATAACCAAATACGATTGGTGCTTTTATTTCATTCCAAGTTTAATCGTATGGAAGCCTTATTGTGGTGCTTATGAAATTAATGTAGCCTTTCTGCTTTGGGAGTTTAATATTAAATATCAATTAAAAAGAAATAAGAAATGAAGAAGGAAATATTTGACTTTTCGGAGGCTTTAAAGCGTATGAGAAAAGGAAAGCTCGTAAAGCGGGAAAATGGGCTTTATCCGTTTGGTATTGACGAGGAAGGAATATTCTATCATTATGGGCATCATATATTCAAGGAAGAAAGAATGCTCTCAGAGGATATACTTGCAACAGACTGGGAGGAGGTGCAAAAGATGAAGAAGAAAATATTGACACTTACCGTCAGTAAGCAATGGTTTGATAAGATTGTGGCTTGCGAAAAGACAGAGGAGTATCGGGAGATTAAACCTTATTGGATTAAACGTTTGACCACTAACTGCGAAGTAGCTTATGATGTGGCGGCAGAAACATATTGCGGAGAGGTGCTCTATCGCCCTTACACCCACGTCCTCTTCATCAACGGCTACCACAAAGATAGCCCAGGAATTGAAAAGGAGATTGAGAGCATAACCATCGGTAAGCCGAAGAAAGGCTTATGCCCTGATAAGTGGCTTGATACTGAGTTTTTTATAATTAAGTTTAAGTAGCGTATGACAAATAAAGAATTTTTTAATACGCATTGTGGAGAGCCTGTTCTTTATAAAGGTAAGGACATTGGCGCATACGTGGCAGGGTATATTGAAGAAAAGTATATCATCTTAGGTTTTGATGATTATACAGGCTGCATTCAGTCCTTCACACCTAAGGTGAATAAAACGCTTGGTGGAATATATAACTCATACCAATTCGCAAAGTTGAAGTATTTGGAAGTGATAAAACATCGGTAATATGGAAAAAGAAGAAAAATGTTGCGGCAACTGCCTTTGGATGGGATGCGAAGACATCTTAGGCAATGGATGGTGCTTCAAAAAAGATTGCGAAACATCTTGTGGTAAGGTTTGCAAGAAACATGAATTTTAAACTTTAAATATTAAAATGGAAAATAATAATTTAACATTAGACGAGTATCAGCAGTTAGCTCTAGAGACTGCTATTTATCCCAACCCGATCATTTATCCTACATTGGGATTGACAGGTGAAGCTGGTGAAGTTTCCGATAAGGTTAAGAAAGTGTTGCGTGATAACGATTCTGTTTTTACAGAAGAAAAAAAGTTAGAAATTGCCAAAGAGATTGGTGATGTACTATGGTATTGCGCAACACTTTCTCACGATATTGGATTCAAACTTAGTGATATAGGAAAAATGAACTACGACAAACTTCACTCTCGCCAGTTAAGAGGAAAGTTGCATGGTAGCGGTGATAACCGTTAGTTTATGGTATGGCACTCTAAAGTAAAAGGTCTTACAGAGAAAGTAATTGAGTTATATCCAACGATGTCTTCAAGGGAAATAGCAGAGATTACAGGATTTGCTAAGACTACTATAATTCGGTGTGCTGCAAGGAATCATCTTAGGCACACCGAAGAAACACAGAAAAGAATAGATGAATACGTAAGACAACGGAGGTCTTCTGGTAGAAAATCATACGACTATTCTAAATTGAGCAAGAAGATTACTCATACAAGAAAGATGGAATCATGGCGTGTAAGAAGTGGTCTAAAACAAAATACAAAATATAAAGTTCGTATCACTCCAAAGCGCATACAAAATGCAATATATCATCTTAGGCAAAAGTATTGTTATTTCTATGAAACTGTTGACAAAACTGTATTATTTTACGATTCGCAAACAAGACGTGTGAAAAACGAGAATTACTATACTGAAAAGTATGGAATCTCTTTTATCCAGGCTGACGAATAACTTCTGCGCTGATCATGTTATATGTTCAAGGGGTGGCTACACATCACGTGTGGTCACCCCTTTTTGTTTGTAAATCAACTAATAACCAATAAAAACATCAGAAAAAACTAAGAACGTTTAATGTAGCTTTAATTTCCAGTAAATCCAACCTAAAAACGCGAGAACGCCTATAAAAAGACAAGCTGATGCAATCTTACCTATATTCAAGAAAACTCTGTCTGTCTTTGATAGTTGTTTCTCGACATATACTTTATCTTTCGATATTTTACTTATCACTGAGATTAAGGAGTCACACTTGCTATGATACATCGTCGTACTATCCTTGTATTCTTTAAGGCTCGAAATACTATCTCTCAGTATCTGTACATCTTCCTGTGATAGCTCGTGATATTCGTAGTGAAATCTGTCTTCGCCGACCTTGTTTCCGTTCACATCGTACTTCGAAGCCGTGCTGTCCCTTATATGCGTCTTCTCTTTTGTGGTGGATTTAACGGATTCATTATGCGATGCTTTATAAGATTCCAGTTCCTTAATAAGCCTTGCGTTAAAGAGCGAATCCCACTTAGCCTCGTTACGTTTATCAGAGATGTATGTCTGTTTTTCTATCACGCGTTCTTTAGCCTTACATCTACAGAACATTGATAGAACCAACATCGCTACCGCAATGATGACCAATGCCCTTGTTATTTTATCAATCAGTTTCATAAGCTACTGGATTACAATCGTTACTTTTTCATTTTTATCCCAAGCTGTCTTCATGGTCTGAATGAGCTTGTTGGTCCAGAATCGAGAATCGCTAATCCATCCTTTCTTATCGTTTTTACCGATAAGGATACACCCCTCTGTGTCTTTTGCGGAGTTACCGCTATGTATGCGTATTCCGCCAAATCCTTTGACGTTCAGAAGCAATGGCAACATCTTCTTGAACCGGTTAGAGTAGGTATATACACATTCATAGCTGCCGCTTGGTATTGCAGTCTGCCCATACACCTTTTCATTCTTGATTTCGTTCAAGTCCATTTCTTGATTCAGCCCTCTGTCTGTATCCTCAAGAGTGTTGCATCCGAACAGTTTGCCATTCACGTATAGACGACTGATAGTATAGTCGTCCTTTTTCCAGGCCCTATCAATTAGTACTTCCATTCTCGTTTTCCTCCTCTTTTTTATCAAACTCCTGGCTCAATCTCTCCAATATCGGCTTCCAATAGCTCGGCAATGCCTTTGCGAACTCAAACCTCAGAATGTAATAAATAACCCTGAATGAGATATTCTTAGGATATGCCTTAATGAGATTTTTAAACGCGTTGCATATATATACATAGCAGAATATATACGTGAGCATCTTGATTACAAACAAAGCCTTGCTTCCGTCATTACAACCGACCATGATGCCGTATATGACGTAATCAATGGTCAGGTATAGCAACATTTCCAAAATGGCGTTTACGAACTTCGATGCAGAAAAGTTCTTACACCGCACAACACTTACACCATCGGCCCTCATTCCGCAGAAGATATTAAAGCCGAAAGCGATTACCAGCGCCAACACAAAACCTTCAGTCGGCGTTGCAAAGGCGAGTATAGCAGAGAATATTGTCACCGCTATCTGCCGGATTTGGGAAGAATCTAACAAACCTATCATAATCGTTATCCTGAATAATTTGTAATAAAAAAAATATAAGTTTCGGTCTTTTCTGCAAATATAGCAATAAAATCCCGAAACTCAATCAGATAACGATCAAAAAGTCAAACTTTTAGGTCATAAAATGGTAATTCTCCGTTAGCGAGAAACGAAATACACTCATCGAAGATTTTTCTCTCGTAGTCCATAGTACCTATTTTAGGGAACCACTTCCTTATCTTTTCGTCATTTCTGTTAACCATCTCTCCCCATAGCACACACCAGTCTGCTATATTGATTTTGTCGTTTTTCACTTCGTGCCAATAGTCCTTGGCTACGTCTTTTGTGTGCAGCTGACCTATAAGACACAGGTGCATATCGGCCATTTCTTCGTCATAGTTACAACCAGACACCTCTCCTTGTATCTGCTTCATCATCTCAAGCATGGCGCTGTTATTCATACCTATCTCGCAACTCTCTATCATGATTTGCAGGCAAGCCTTCAACTCTTGCATGTCTTCGCACGACACGACTTTCTCAAAAACCTTTTTCATTATCTGTTTTTTAATGTTTATTTCATGAAATACTCTCTGATATCATATACGCCGTCCTTGTCTTTTAGCAAGTCGACAGCAAGGCTATATGCGTACACCAAAAGATGATCATCATCAATGTCGCTCAAACTGTCCTTGCCGAGAATCTTTGCTACGGTTTCTCCATGATCGCTCACCACTTGATTCATTGCCACGTACAAGGCATAGTCGTTATAGCAAGGGCTGTCTTCTGTGTGTAGATTGTGCTTTTTCATTTCTCCGGACCACACTTGCATATCCCAAGTAGCCTTTGGATCCATTTTCTGAATGATGGACAAAGCTTCCTTTTTCGTAAGGTAGTTCTTCCACTTGATGGCACATAGTTTCTCGATATACTCTTGTGCCAGTTCGGGATGCCTGTCTGCCATATCCTTCATCATGCAGCGCATGGTATCACCAAACACGTGCATATACTTCACATTTTCCGACGTAGCCATTATTCCATATAGCTCATCAAAGTTTTTCATCAATTCTTCCATATCCGTATTATTCAGTTAATAAATTTTTTAATTCAGCAAAATCGCTCTCTCCAAAACTAATACTCTTCTTGCTCCCGAAAAGAAGTGTCGTGAAGATGTTGTCGGGTAGGTCGATATACAGAGTTCCGCCATCAATCCTACCGCTTATGAATCCAATCTCAAAGCTATAGTTGTCAATGGTTTTTAGCATCTGCATGGCATCGTCAAAGATGGTATCTACATTAATATCACCATTCTCGTCACCGATAAACAATGCTGCATTATCAATAGTTTTACCTAACTTCTCCTTGTTGATGGATATGATATTGTGCGCCGCACGTTTCATGTAGACGGAAGGAATTGCCAACATTGGGTTTCCTTTTATCATATCGTCAATTCTTGCGTCTGCCCACAGGTCTACCGATGTAAGCAGCTTCTCTTTAAGTTCCGTTATGTTCATTTCTTAACTCCTCCTTTCTTTGTTTTGTTGTACCATACGAGGTATTCTTGCCAAGTTTTGTCGCTGTGGTTAGTCATATAATCGTTGAGCATGGCAGATTTCTGCTCCTCTGCCTGCGCTACTTCTTTTCTCAGTCGTTGCATCAAGGACAAGTGTTTCTTCAATGCCTCCTGTCCTTGCTGAGTGCTTTCAATACGAGGGCGTATGATACGCAACTCCTCATCTTGCACTAACTTTGACACATATTGTAAGCTATTAACGTACTCCTGGTTTTGCATCAAGTACTGCCTTTGCGCCCCTGTAAGATTGTCCTCAATCTTGTCGATTTCATCCCAAAGTGGGGTGGAAGACTGCTGCGCTTGCATATTGATAGATGCTCGCTTCTGTTGCAAGGCCTCATACATCTTCTGCAACTCTGCATCTAACATCTGCGGCTGCTGTTGCTGATTTGTGCCCATATCAAGCAAAGGGCTGTTTCCAAAATTCATCATAATCAATATCTTTAAGTTGGTGATATATTTTAGAGAGGTGAGAGGGCATCCACCAACGAGGGCAAACACCCCTCACCAACTCATTTCTTTTTAGTCCTTTTTACAGACTTCCTTGCTGCTCTGTTACGCTCCTGTACTGGGAGTGGAGGGAGCGGTGCAATTACAGCCGTAGCTGCCGTAGCCCGAAATTACTGGCGTAGATGGGAGTACCAACTGACCACGAAGACAGTTACATGTCTTCTCGTTCACGTAAGCCATCATCAGCTTCTCCTTGTAAGGAGTAAGAGCCTCCATCACGGCAACCTTCTTGTCGAGGTCGCTATACTTTGCTTGCAACGCATCGTACTGGTCTCTCTGATTCTTGTACAGACCGAAGTCTGCATCAACCTGAGACTTGTAAAGACCGAACTCAGCCTGCATTGCACGGCGGTTCTCGGCGTTGATAGCATCGTTAGCTCCCTTATACATAGAGAACTTCTCAGCGATGTCTGTCTCGCGCATAGCGTAGAACTTGTTAGCGGTGTCGAGCTTCATACCGAACATGTAGGTAAGCAACTTCACCTCATCATCGCATTCCTTCTCCATTACCTGCAAGGCGGTTGGCTGATTGGAACTTGCGTTAGCTCCATAAGCATTAATGTTTACGTTCTCAGGCATATTGCTGCCACCGAGTGAACCAAACACGCTGCGGTTGTTACCGCCAAGCAACCAAGCACCAGCACCGAGTGCTGTGCCGATGATACCAAGGGTAAGACCAGCATTACCTGTTGCCTTAGAAGCATAATCATCGTGCTTCTTTCCCTCTTCGTAGATTTTCTTCTCTACGACCTTTGCATCTGTCATTTCCATAATACAATCTTTTGAAATCCTTAATATTAACTAACACTATTGTAACGTTACGATGCAAAGGTACAGCGAATTAATAAGAACAAATATAACTCTATCACACTTTCTTTTAGTGGTTGATTATCAGTGCTTTAAGGTGATAGTAGGTAATATCATTTTGAGCTAATATATTATTTTTAAACCCACGGAATCGGGGGAATTAAAATCCTTTCCTATGTTTGCAAGATTTGAAAGGATTGGAAACAAAAAAGAGAGGCAATCACTTACCTCTCTTACTCTTAATATAGTGAAGAATATCCCACTTCTTAAAATATCTCGTATGTCCTCGCTTCTTGCATTCACCATTGGGAATGTCGCCTCTCGCTACCATCCTGTTCAACGTAGCATCAGAAACGTGCAGTTTCTCCTTGACTTCCTCGGTACTCATCATCGGGTTGAGCATATCTGGAATGATGTCACACAGTCTATCCAAGTCCTCATCGCTCATTCCGCAAGCGGTAATTTTCTCACCATTTCGCTGCTGCTCGTCTGCCTTGAAGCAAGCATCGCTCAGCGACTTCAAAGCCGTGCCGAGCAACTTATAATTTAGTATCTTTCCCATATTATGCACAGATTTTTCGTCCTAACTTGGTTTTGCTGATAAACATATCCGCAAATCCATATATATAAAACATTGCCGTTACTATCATGACAGTGAAGCAGGAATCTACCATATCCTTAGTAGTATACCAACTCCATTCCACGATATGAGCCGCATTGATGCCGAAAAAGTAGAAGAAAGGAATGCGGTATCTCCAACATAAGAAAAAGAATCTGCTTGCCAGTATAAGAACCATAGGCAGAATGTACACCATAAAATATATGTAGAGATAGCAAGGTGCATTCTCCGCATAAGGAATAAACATGTCTCGTGGATGCTGCGAAAAATCCCACATTCCGTATGCATGGAAGCACATAAGTATAACTGGAACATACTTGCAGAACCAGCAAAAGAACTTCAAAATTCTTCGTGAATATCTGTTACCATGTTTCATCAGCAAGTTCATCACCTCGCTGACATCTTTGTCTTGCAACCAATGTAATAGGTCGCTTTCATCTTCTTTATTCATAATTTTCGGTTTTAAGATTCAAAATAAGATGGTTACAAAGTTACACTTCTGTGGCAATAATGCAAGAAATATGCCAAATTGTTAGCGTTAAACTTTGCTAAACCATCATATTGTTGCCAATGACGGCGCTTTACTACCAATCTGTTACCCAGTAGGTCAAAAACACGTCCAAGAACCCTGCCACCTCTGCCATATACCACACAGGCTTATATCTTTCTTCATCGTCCGAACAGCTTACGAGCAACAGATAGATAAGAGCTATTACAGCCGTCGGAACCCAGCACACCGACATACACCAGCCAACGCACCCTGCCGCAGCTACAATAGCCCCTCCTTTATGAATGGGGTAGGCATCAGCATCGAGATAGTTCGGTGCAGCTCCCACGAACATCAGTCCTCCGCAGCCTATAAAGGCAAGACACTGAATGCCCTTACCTGTGTCGAGCATACACACCATCATCAGTACTGCGCACGTCACCATTACAGCGGTGAACACCCATCCGTAGTTTCGTTTGCGCTTATCGCCAATTACCTCACTTCCAGTACAGTTCTGTAGCTGATAATACACATCGCTTACCATCGCAGGAACGCCAAACCTCATTGCTGCGAGAAGCAGAAACCCTCCCAAGAGGAGAAATGAAATAACACTTAGTATATACATAATCTTTTCATTTTAATTAGTTAAACTACTATCATTTTGCAGACATCGGCAATATGGTCCTACACACTCATCTCAAGCATCTTCGGGTAGCCTGCCTTGTAGTCGTAAGCCTTCACATCTTCGATAGTATTCAGTTCGCCCACCGCTGCCTTATGGCTTGCTGTGACATTGAAGCACTCCAGGGCGTACATTTCGAGCACAGAGAGCAACTGGATGGCCTTGTCGCAATCCACCACCAGTTTGATGCCTTTAAGCCACAGAGTTGTCGTTTCCTGACCTGCCGCCTTGGCGATAGTAGTGGAGTTCATCAATCCAACACGAGTCGCTTTGTCAAGCCAAACAAGCAGTCCGTTCAGCATAAAGCCGTTCACCTTGTCCGATGTGTCGTAGGCTGTTATCTCTGTTATCTTTTCTGTCTTAGCTTCTTCGAGTTTCAAGGCATCCATCTTAGCTGAGAATTGCGCAAATGCAGCCCTTACTTTACTTTCATCGAACGTAGCTTTCGGCAGAGTACACTCGTAGCACTCATAAGCGTTCATCTCTTTATTAAACTCGGCATTGATGTGGTATACCACCACGTCTCCGTACTCATACTTTTGCCTGTACTGGCCTTCCGGAATAAAGGTCTTGATAAAATTAATTTTCTCCATAATCTTTTTTTTAAAAATTTTTATAGTTATACTTTATTCTAATTTTCTTCATATTTACGCAAAATACTCTATCTTTATGTGGCATCATCGCCCATGCCTTTCTCCTTATATTAAAGGAGTCGTAATGTGCAAGAATACCCATCAGGCTGTTGATGCGGTTTACGTACCTCTGCAACACTTCACCTTTAGGGTCGGGCATCATTCCGAATTTATCTATCACGTCATATAGATGTTCCACGGTCCGTGAGTTTGGGAGAATTCTGCCTGGGCGAATTATTGCGCCTGTAAACCTCACTCCGCTCGATGTCCTCTGTAGGCTAACCTTTCGTGGATGCAGTGTAAGACCAAGTTCTTTTAGCAGATAATCCCTTGATTCTTGTAGGATATTCAGAAGTAGATTTCTATCTCTACTGATAACTACGAAATCATCTACATATCTGCCATACCCACCATCTTTACCTACTCGCTCTATCATCAACTTATCGAATTGAGAAAGCAGGAGGTTTGCAAGGAGCAGTGATGGCAGGTTTCCGATAGGCAGGCCAATACCTTCTCCGCAAGTGAATAATGATTTATTCTTCGGCAGTTTGTTCCACTAGCTCAAATCGCCTACCTTTACGCAGTTCTTTGTTGGGTCGTGTAAGACAACCTTCTTCCATAGCCATAGCCACCATTCTATATCACTTTCATGATACTTTTCCCTGATAACCTTTTCAAGAAGGTTGTAAAGGAGCGAGCGGTTTATACTCATAAAGAAACCCTGTAGGTCGCATTTCAGCACCCACGCTTCCGTGGCATAGTTATCGCTCACTCGCTTTATTTCCTTCTTTACATCAGTGATACCGTAATCAGTTCCCTTACCCACACGGCAGGCATACGCCTTGTCTGTCATTTCGCTTTCGAGTATGTCTGCAAATTTAATTGCAAGCAGATGGTGTACTATTCTGTCTCGGAATGCAGCACAGAACACTTCCCTGAGCTTTGGTCTCGTTACACAGAAAGTCTTGCTCTTGCTTATCTCGTATATCATCGAGTTGAGTTCGGTATATAGTTGATAATTATTCGCAATATAGTTCATCTGGTATTCGATGCAACCATCGGTCGAGCCTTTATGCTTACAGCAGTCGTAATAGGCGACATACACCTCTTCTATCGTAACATACTCTTTCTCAAATTTCATTTTTTTAATGGCAAATACAGAGATAATCGTCACTACCAGATAATCGAAAACTGGCAAAACCACGTTGCTGTTCGACTTGCTGAAGTTGTTCGCACTACTACTGAAGCACCAAGCGTTCGTAGCATTGCTCTGCGTATCTCGATATTTTCTCCGTTTTTACGGTCTGAACACTTCTCTTTTCAGAGTTGCGTGTTAATACCCCTTGTCACTTTAGTGACGGCACCCTCGTGTTGCCTACAGCTTCACGACTCTCACCTTTGCGCTTTTGCTCTGCCTTCTGCCAGCCATACGCCTCTCTCAGTACCTTCTCCGCTAAATGATTGAGGTTGGTTGCCTGTTTCTTGTTCAGAAACTCAGCATCCGTGAGGAGGTTGATCCTTGAGTTGACTTCCGACATGAGCAATATATATTCATGAATACGCTCATCTCTTTCCGTCCAGCTCTCGTTGATTCTGCGTATCATATCGAGGGCTGCGCAAGCCTTGCTGACAGCCTCATTATAGGTGCTGTATCTCACAATCTTGCTGACGGTCTTGCTGTACTTGAGAAGTATCTTGCACAAGACGAGCGTATCTTTGTATATAAACAAATTCTCTGTAAGTGCCATTTTGAAAAGAGATTTAAAGAGATGAAGAGATAAAGAGGTTAACAAGCGAAAACTGGCAAAACCACGAAGCTGAGCAACTTGCCGTAGTTGCTGTTCGCACTACTACTGAAGTACCAAGCGTTCAAAGCACCGTACTGCGTAGAAGCCCACCTGTATTTTTTCATTACGAAGTTGTAGTAGTCTGTCGCAACCGTCTCACCATACAGGGTTTCCAATACCTGTTTGATGATACCGATATTGGCTACGTGTACGTATTCCTGGCCAACCGACATGACAAATCCTCGCAAATCCTCACCGCCAAGGTTGAATATCTGACCATAGGCATAATCAAATGCTGGCACAGACAAGCTCCGCTCCTGAGCCTCCTGCCTGATAAGGTATGATGAAGACTCTCCGTTGTAGTAATTTGCATCCTTCACGTTATTACCATTTAGAGCAATAGAATTGAACTGCAAGTTCTGCGTACACCACGATGTACTTATCAGTTTTGACACATTCTTAATATCGCTTGTACGAATACAGAAAGTACCATGATTGATAGAAAGCGAAGCGTCTGCCACCTTGATAGCCACTGCATCATCAGCGTTTCTTCCTGCTGCCACCCAGTCCTCGATGTAATATTCGTTTTTATTCGCATCAACGACAAAGATACCAGCCTTAAACTGATAGAACCTGTAATCGATAAGCCTTTGAGGAACATTTGCCGTATAGGTTCTCGAGTTCTTGTTGAAGCTAACATTGTAGCCATCTTGGTCGTTAATGACAACTGTGTACTCCTTCTTGTATGGAATGAACACTGTAACCTGACCTTTTTCATCTGTCTGATAGGTAGTGGCCTTCTTGTCAACCGTCACAATAACAGGAATACCTTCCCATGCTGTACCCACGTTCTCAACATACTTCGTAGCAGTGATGATTACCTTCTCCATACTGTCCTCATCGTAAGGCAGATATTCCACGTTGATATTGCGACTGCCCAGCACGGCTGTATAGCCAACGGGAGCAATAGGCTGAGCATTGCCGTATTCGGGTAACACTACCTGATAGTAGTTACCTCGGTCGATGGTAAATGTGGCCTTGCCCTCTGCGTTGGTAGTATACGTCTGAGGAGTCTTGCCGTTATTGAGGAATACATTAACCTTAATGCCATCCACACTGATAGACTCTACAGAAGAAGCAATTGTGACAGTCACCTCCTCATCGGTATTGATAACATCTACTGACTTCGTTTCACCATTGCGGTTTGTCACGGAGATTACAGAGTCTTCGAGGGTTACGTTTACCATCTCTGCTTCCGTAGCCGCAGTTGTTGCCTTCTTTCCTGCATCCGTCGCTGCTGTCGCTGCATCAGTGGCTGTCTTGGCAGCAGCAGACGCATTGGATATTGCTTCAGACACACGTTTCTCACGCTCCGCATCTGCTGTTACTCGTTCTGCTTCAGCCTTTACTCGTTCCGTTTCCGCTTTGTCCCTTGCCGTTTCCCTACGTATGCGCTCGGTCTCAGACTCTTGGCGAATGCCCTCTTCATGGCTGCGAGACTCTTCGGCTTGCGCACGTGCGCTTTCTGTTTCAGTGCGTTTTGCCTCTGCCTTATCCGCCTTGTCGGTTGCGGTGTTTGCTGACTCTGCTGCGCTGTTTGCCTTACTGACAGCTGCGTCTACATTCTTCGTAAGCTCCGTGAAGGTTGTCGCCCTCTGTTCCTCTGCTTCGACACGTTCGCCTTCGTTCATGGCACGTCTATTTTCATCTTGCTCTCTTCTGTCCTCAGCTTGCACCCTTGCTTCCTCAGCTTGCGCCCTTATGCGCTCAGCTTGCATCCTTGCTTCCTCAGCTTCCTTGCGCTGGTCTTCAGCAGTAACTCTTTTCTCCTCTTTGAAAGCTCTATCGTTTTCGGCAGCAACTCTCAATGTTTCTGCATTTTTTCGCTCGTTCTCATCCCGCTCTAAAGTCTCGTTTGTGGCAGTAGCGTTTGTTATCGCCTCGTTGGCCTTGTTGATAAGGTCTGACAACTCCACAGTAGGAGGCAGGATAACCATAGCTGTATCCATCTCTACGCTGTTGTCGCCCTCATCAGTCTCACCAAACTCAGTGTCAGCATCGGCATTGTTGGCCACGATAGCAAACTGAGGGTATTCGTTGCTTCGCCAGTCGTTGCCGAATATCTTGCCCTTCACCTCGATGGCATACGTACCGAGGCTCATCTTGTCACCCTCTACTCTCGCCAGGAGCACATTATCCTCCTTTACGTCAATTTCATACGCAAGAGGGATGCGCTTGAACTGATTGCACACCTGTACCACAATATCCGTACAGGCTGGCAGAGGGAAAGCCTCCGCTTGCCCCTCCACCATCTTCATCACTGGTATCTTCAGCGTGAAGTCATTACCTTTTACAATTTTCTTCATATAGCTATATGTTTTAATTAATAAATCTTGCAATATAATTCTGTTCGAACTCTCCAACCTTATATTTCTTGTTTGGGTCGTAGGTTAGCATAATTTCGCGCGAATTTCCTTGCTTCATAAGGATATCGGCCGTATAGTTACCATCCTTATTTGTTATGACAGGGAGTTCGTTAATATTCCATTGTTCCACACCTGCGTTATCTACGATTGTACTGCGACCTCTTAGAAAAAACGTTTCACTGCCAATATCAATGATGACAGTCAGCCTTACGCAGAACTTACTGCGCATAGCATACGATCCAAATAGCATCTGTTCTATCGTCCATAACGTTGGCAGTGTTAGTGCATGTCCGCTCTGTGCGTTTACCAGCAGTGTGAGCGAGTCTATCGTTTGCGGTTCGTTATAGGTAGTCGCTTTTATTAATCCTGTGTTATCAAGGAACACATTCTTGGTAGTTATTTTTACCATTGTCGCCTTATATGCGTACACACCGCCATCAAGAGATATATCTCCACTTCCGTATATGGCATAATTTTGCAAACCATTTTTTGCATTAGCGTAATAGCAGACATTGCTCTCACTATTCAGCACGCCTGTTGCGTCTACTCTCACTTTTGCCTTAAGATACACACCAAGACCTGGCACAGGAAGGGTGTCGCCATGAGAATCAAGAAATATAGCGTCGTTCGACAACTTTTCATTGTTGCCTTTTTGCTTTATCAGATGAAACCGTGTGTCCGTGAGCGACATGGAGTCTTCTTTGAACACTTCTCCCGTCTCTATTCCGTTTGCCGTTATCTCAAAACGTCCGTATGCCCTCTGCTCTCCGCTCTCTCCGTCCTCGTAGTATCGTATGCCAAAAGCGCCTTTTTCCGCATACATATACCCGTCCTTACTAACACGGAATGGCGAACTTGATGCAGTGGAAGAGCCTACCCACAATGGACACGACCTACCTTCCTCGTCTTTTGCTTCAATAATTCCGTAGTTACCAAAGTGCGCAAGGGTGTTTTGGTTATTTTCGTCCTTAGCCCACACGTGGTGCACATTGATAGTATTTGCATCTATCAAGTCGGCATTGAGCTTTCCGTCGGTGAACATTGCGGCCGTCTTGCCGTTGTTCTTCACCTTCACCTTGTCGCCATACAGCTCCACACCATCTGCCGTGATTTCCAGTCCTGCGGCCTTGGCTGTCGACTTATCTATGAGGTCGGTCTTTTTCTCTGTGTACTCCGTCATTTGCGCACCTTCCTCCAACTTCGGCTTAGCCACCCAAGCCTCACAGCCGTCAACAGCTCGCAGCAGGACAGACTGAGGCAACACAGTTTCGCCATCACCCGTATAAGGGTCTATACGCCAGTGTACCCAGTATCGCTTCCATTCGCTCGTCAGTGTGAAGTTCGATGCTCCGTCGGCCACGTTCTCTCTCACGCTCCCTTGGCTGTTCTCTGCATAGATGTTCACGTGAACGCTGTCCTTGTATAGGTGTGCTCTCAGAGTTCCGCTTCCCTTCGCAAGGAACGAGAATACATAATTCTTCCTCAGCTCGAAGTTAAGAATCCTTCCGTTCTCTCCGTTGAATCTCAGGAAGTCACACATATTATTGTTACTGCTGTCTGCCTTTCCGTGAACTACGGCATACGCACCCTCGTAGGTGTCCTGTGCCACCTCATTGGCCGTATAAAGGTTGCTCAACTGTCCGCTCGCAACAAGCGTCCTCGTATCATCGAGCATATTGCCGCCAAGGTATTCGTAGTCCGTTCCCGCAGGAGTCCAGCCTGTATACTCGCTTCCTTCCTCCAACATCGGCATACATATCCATCCGTTACCAGAGGCAGTATAACCAAAGATTCCGTTCATAGTTATGCCATTGTAGACAAAGATATTCACCTCGATAAATTCTGCGTTGCCCGAGTTGAAAGTGTAGTTCACCTGCCTCCACCGATTCACCTCGTTCTCCTTCGTCGGCCACTGCATGTCTCCGCTTGTCGGATGAATATTCTCCTTTCTATCGCCATTCAGCGCAGCCATCTTGAAAACCTCTGAACGAACCTGTAAGTCCTTCGTGTCGCACTTTATCCATGCCGAGAAAGTGTAGTCGGTATTCTTCTTCACAGCGATGCCGTTGACGTGCTGTCCCCAGAAAAGTCCTTTGTACTGAGGCTTTCCGTCACCCGTCACCGAGAAGCGGATGGCATTATGGCCGTTCACGCCCTGTGTTATCGTAGGCTGGAAGAGGCCGTCCGAATAATATATATCACCCTTCCTTGTCAGCGCCGTATCTCGTAGTAGGTTGTGTCGTCCTTGCTGGTTCTGAGTCACACTGAGAGTAATCTCTTTCGCTGTCTGCTTGATAGTAGATGTGTAGGCTTTGAGAACGGTAGGATTGCTTTCTTTGAGGTCGTTCTCCAATTTCTCAAATTGCGACTGATACTGCTTTGCCGTAGCCTTTACACTACCCATATACTTCGACACGTTCACCGAGAACGGAACCTGTGTACTGTAGCTCTTCCCTCCGAGAGAGAATGCGATTGTGATAAATCCCTCGCTCACCGACACTTTGTCTCCGCTCGCCAGAGTGGTAGTGTTCACAGAGTTGAGCTTCACCTTTATGTATCCCGTAGCCAAGCTTGCCGCAGCCGTACAGTTCTGCATATAGCTCACCCTTACGTCCGAGCACTCGTTAGTAACATTCTCGCCACCTCTCATCACCTTTACTCGTCCTTCTGCCGTGGTGTCCGACACGATGCCGTCATCGTTAGTGTCGAGCACGATGGGCTGTACGAGAAGTATGCTCACTCCGTCATTTCCGTTCACACCAGGAGTACCTTGTTCTCCTTTCTCGCCCTGCGGTCCTTGTGCGCCCGTTTCGCCCTGCGCACCTGTTTCTCCTTTAGGCCCTTGTGGTCCTTCGTCACCTCTATCTCCCTTTTCGCCCTTGTCACCTTTCTCTCCCGACAGCACCTTCTGCCAATCACTGCTTGCGTCCGAAGGTTCTTGACTTGTTCCGTTCTCGTTTATACAGGTCCACAGGGCGTTGTTATGATTCACTTGGTCGTAGTAGGCATAGTTTCCTGCCTTCCACTCGCCTCTGTAGTTCACCATGTGTATGGTGTCACCGCTTGGAGATACCCATTCAAACAGATTGCTGTAGAATCTCGACCCGTCAGGTGAAATGACGAACACTTCCTTTCCGTTGTGTGTGTATCTGTTCACACCCTTGAAGCCCACAATCCTCGGTGTGTTCTCTCCTGTACTCTCCAGTATCAGCACACCTTTTCTGCTGTCGTCGTCTACAAATTGTCCTCCAACATAAACAGCTCTGTGTCCGTCAAGCACAATAGAGTCTCCTGCTTCAGGAATACCACCTATCTCTGCCGTTGCAAACTCCTCAGTCATTGAGTCTAACGACAAAGAATGCTTGCCGATTACAATCCACGAGAACATCTGCCCTCCATACAGCTCGTTGCCATATCTGTCATATATCTTCTCGTTCACACTCGATACGCCGTGCTCAGGGATTGTTCGCCAGTAGCTCTTGTTGCTTGCATTCGTTGTTCCAGTGGCCAATGTTCCGATAGTCTTGCACCTCACTTGGTCGCCCTCTCTCCACAGGTTCTGTGTAGCCGTAGTTCCGTCGTCAGCAAGAAGATAACAGAGCCAGCCTTTACACATGTCTACAGTAGTTTCATGCCATTCGCTACTCTCGCTTTCCCATATTACAGGCACCACTTTCATTATCTTACTTCCTGCGCCCGAAAGATACACGTTGCCGCCAGCATACGACAGCTTTCTTACTTCCAACTCATGGAAGATAGCCTTACCCCATATCGTAAGGTTCGTAATAAATCCATGATACTTTCCGTAAGATTTCTTGATAGCAAATCCCTGCTCTGCTTCGTTGTCGTAGTCGATGGACTGCAACGACTCTAAGATGGCCCGTCCTGCCTCATCTATCAACGCTCCTCCCTTACCAAAGTAAGCACCTCCGTTCAGCTTCACCAAAGCCTCGCTCACCAGTCCTTTGATGAAGGTAATCACGCCTTGTGCGGTGTCGTCCTTTAGCTTCGACAGAAAGTGTTTTGAAGCTTCATTGATAGTCGAGTCTGTTATCTGTTTCGATGTCTCGCTACTTACCTTTCCGTTTCCTGACTCAAGAGACGAAATCTGCTGCTTTATCTTAGCCATCGTTCCGACTTCTACATCATTCCTCAGAGTTACCTCATAGGTCGGTATGCCTCCTTCGTTTTCTCTTATGACGAGCTGGTCGATGGTCACCTTTCCTCCTATGTGCAAGTCGTCATCGTCAAACTCCATGATGTCGCCGGCCTTCAGCGTGTCGTGAAGGCTCTTGATGGTTCCGGTTTTATCTTCAGCCGCTTGGTCGTTTTGTCTGGCCATAAACACTTCGTCCACCTTGGGCTGGTACACATACCTTGTGTAGTCGTTCTTGTCTATGTAGGCAATGGCGTATTTCAGAAGCTTTAGTGACGCTGCGTTCACATAAGAGTCGGGTAGGGTGATACCTGTCAGCACAAAGTGATCTCCTTTTCTGATAGGATAGTCTTTATATGGGAACCACAGCTCCAAGGCATCGTCCTTTACTCTCTGTATGGTTAGCCTCCATCTGTCTTTCTCTTTTACCGATGATGCCACCTTAAAGGTTCTTCCTCCACACATGCCATCCTTCATGGCGATAGAGAAATCACTGTCCTTCAGGTCGTTGATATCGAAGTCGATAGACGGATTCAGGTAGATGTCAACATTATTTACAGTCTGTCCGTCTTCAAACCTTCCGTTGTCATTGGGTGCAACGCCCTCGTCAATCTCATCCACACGAACGCCACCTACAACCATTTCTTCGATTGTAGGGTATATCTCTACGATACCGTTGGTCTTGTCATCGTTATCAAAATATTGCGATGCGGAACGCAGTCCAATCTGCTGTATGTTCACAGAGTCAATATAGGGTCTGTGTGGATTGGTCGAAAAGATATGTTCCTTGCCCGTTGGGTTTACATATTCCTTATCAGCCTTACTCAGCGAGTTGTAGTAGTCGTTAAGTGACACATGGGGGAATCCTGGCAACATCAGCCTGTTGATAGACATGTTGTTCGGCAGATTCTTTGCATACTCCTTCATTGACGATGGCACTGCCTTCTTATTAAGGCCGTCTACGATGTATATTTTTCTGTTTCCTGCGTTTACCTGTGCGATAAACCTGTCAAGATTTTCTTTTGACGGCTCGTCTCCGTTGTCTTCCATGTTGTTCTTCACTTCCGAGTATAACATTACGGCCTGCCCGCTGCTCAAAGCTGTCACAACACAGGTGATGACCGTCTGAAAGTCAAACGTCACCTTCAGGACGTATCCGTATGTCTGTTCTTTACCAGTCCCGTCATTAGGTACGAAAACTCTTGGGATGGTGAAATAATTGTCAATGTACTCCATGTCGATATACACTGACAGATAACTTGTTGCAGTGTTCACCTCAGTGATGTTACAGAAGTACTTTGTGCCAAGGTCTGCGTAGTAGTGAGATGGGAGGTTCTTTTCTGAACCGTAAGCTCTTAGCCTTGTCACGATTTGCTGTTCTGAGTCTGCATTTTGGATCAACTCACTCAAACCTTTTCCAAGCCCGTACTTGAAGATATTTTTTGCGAGCACGCCTGCCGTTCCAACGTACACATTCCGACCTCTTACGATGAAGTTTACGTCCCACTCGCTATTTACTAAGGCCAAAGCTTCCCAACAGGTCTTTCCGTCAACGGTGATAGACTTGGATTCGATATCGTTCTTAGGTGTTCCTCCTCCATAAACATTCGTCCAGTCCGCATCCGAACAGCCTCTCTGCAAAGACCTTTTCTTGTTGCGTGAGTACACTTTCCACACACCCTTGCCGATCTGTTCGTCAAGGTTGGCTTGTATCCTGTCGAGAAGGTCGTCAAGTGTCTCTACGTAGAACGAAAACTTCGGCAGGGCAGTATAATGCAGTTCGTTGTCGTTCAGAACCACGTCGAGAAACTCAGCCCTGGCAAGCTCGTCCTGCAACGCATTGAACTTTACGCTGTCATACACGAAGCCCTCTCCGTATGTGTTTAGACTTGATTTTTTGTCTTTTCCTGGCTCGTAGTTCAATTCGAATCGCTCTCCTCTGTATATGATGTAGTCGCCTATCTTAAAGTTGATTGGAGCATTGTTTTTGAAGTCAATGGTAAGGAAGCAGTCTCCCATCCATTTGTCCGAGTACTGCAATCCGTGAACGACAACCTCGTCATCGTTCACGTCCGTAAGCTTTGTTCCGTCCTTATGATATATGTTCCATCTGCTCATGTCTGTATCAGGTTAAGTTCGTTACGTTTCCGTCTGCACCCATCACTGGCTTAATGTCTGTCACGGGGTCATTAAACTTAAAGGTAACACTCATCACCAATAAGTCTTCGTTCTCTGGGTCTCTGTACAGCACAGGGTCTATGCTTTTCAGTCTCACGTGCTGCCTGCCAATCTTATTGAAGTCGCAGTACATCTTCATCATACCTGTTGTTCGCAGATAATTCACAAAGCTCCTACATCTCTCGTTCGCCCCATAAGCCTCTCCCTTAAACAGAAACTTTACCTTATTTTCGTAAGCTGCCATATACAGGCCGTCTTTGCCTATATATTCATCGTCTCCGTGCTCGTCATACCAGCTCCTCTTTACGGGTTCTTTCACTGCGTCGCATGGCTTGAACGGACTCTCGCTTACGTACATACCGAAATCGGTTATAGTGTCCATTACCTTGGCACCATCACCCTCCTTCTGCATATAAATTCTGAAATAATCTTTCATAACTCAAAATCAATTATCACGATGCAAATATACAATTAATTGTATAATTATACAAATAAAATGGAAATATCAATGTATATTTATGCAATTAAGGGCGCGAATATACTTCATCACGCCCTTAATCATTACATTATCTTACCTTGATAGACTTAACGCCGTTGATAACCATGTTGAAATTACTGCTATACTCCTCGAATACGCGTTCTATTCGCTCTGCTGCTTCAGCGTTTCTTAGGGTGTTGGCAGATATGAAGTTCAACTGTGTTAGTTGTGACTTGGCTATCTCGTTCGATTCCGACATACATTTCACTTGCTCCTCTCTTATTACTGACACATCAAGACGTATGCTATTGAGGTAACTGGCAATCAGGTCTCCTGTCTCTTCCGTTATCCCTTTTACAGAATTTGTAAGAGAAGAACTGCTGTTGTCGCTCCATCCGTAGTACCGCTTGAGATAATCTCTTGATGCCTCTATCTGCTTTGTCACGTCAGCGAGGTCTTTGCCTATCTCGTTCATCTCTGTGCTGGTGTACTCGGACATTACTTTCCCCGTTGCTGTGTCAAGCTTCTTTTCCGTACCACCATTAGGGTCGCCATACTTCTTGGTCTTCTCTATCAGAGCTTTTATCTTCTCTCCATAAAGGTTCTCTATCATGGATTTCAAGATAACATTCCTTAGATTTTCCTCGAAATGGTCCACAAGGTTATCCGATGTGTTCGACATCGTGGCCATTGCGTCACCCCAGGCGGAAACGAGGTCGGAATACTTGTTGCCGGTAAGCTTCTCAGTCAGCGACTCTATCATATCCTCCGACTTCTCGCCGTACTCTATCAGTTTGTCAAGATAGGTCCTTGAGTCCTCATCAAGGTTGGCCCAAAGCTCCGCGTAGTCCTTCTTTATCTGCTGAAGCACCTTGTAGTCTATATCCAAGATATCAGTCATGTTGTCAAACTTCACGCCGTATCTCTTGGATATTTCGGGGGCAGCTTCTTTCCACCCACGCTTCTCCCAGTCTCTTACCTTGATGGAGTGACTTCCTGCCGATGCGCCGGAGTTGAAGTTCTTCAGCGCGATAACCTTCGTCTGCTTTATTTCTGCCTCCAACATCTCCTGGGCTTCCTTTGAGGCGTTTGCAGCCTCTGTACCCCAGTGAATATTCATGTACTCAGACTTCTTCTGAATGAGCGAGTCCCATATTGAAGAAAGCGTTTCGTACTTCTGCTTGGCTTTGTTGTACTCAGAGTAATCTGCTCCAAAAGCACCTATCAGAGAACTTGCAACGCTTAACCCTGCACCAACAGCTGCTCCATAAGGTCCAAGATTTCCAAGACCCAAAGCATTCAGACCATCAGACACCTGCGACGCTGCACTGAGTGCATTGCTTGCGCCTCCAGTTATCTGGCCAAGAATGGAATCCTCTTCACCCATAGCCTTGAAAAGGTTTACTACAGGATCAAGAACACCTTCCAAAGCCTTAAACTTTCCTGCAAGAGAATTGATGGCATTCGATGAGTCTGCATACTTTCCTTTCTGTTTGCTCGCAAGCTCATTTTTGCTATACCCGGCAGCACTCCATTCTATACCCATCTTCTTGGCTTGTTCTGCGGTAGGCACATACTTTTTGCCATTCATGTACTGCGCACCGAGGTTACCTTTCAAGTATCCTCCTATAGCGTTTCCTTGATTTACGCCCCCGAAGATGTAGGGTAGTGGGTTTCTGTCAATGTCCTCTTTTCTTAGCTTGTCGAGGGCATCCCTCAGTTGCTTCACTACTTCTACCGACAATCCCGTCGTTCTCGAAAAATCGTCTATTTTCGTAATCATCGAGCTGATGGTAGCGGAAGACACCCTGTCAAGGTCATCAAAGATGGTAACCCAGTCTGACTCTTGTTTGAACTGCTCAAACTGAAGCTTCGCCACATTCTCATTGTGTGTCTTTGTGGCACCGGCCTTGGCTCTGTCTCTCATCTGTGGGTCTTCTATTCCCTTGATGAGTTCAAGCTGCCTTTCGTATTTGCGGTTCTCGTCCTCAATCTGCTGGGCAATGGTAGCGTTCTTCTCTATCAAATTAGCCATCAGGTCGATGGTCTCCTTCTTGATACGATTCGTTTCTTCCGTCCATTCCTTGTAGATAACAGAAGCGTTTTCACTCTCATCGCCGACATGTTTCTTGAAGTCGCTCTCGCTCATCTTTAGCACGTCGTCGGCGCTGAGATTCTGGCCAGTCCTCTGGTTATGGTCGCCTATAGCCCATTTCATCTGTTCCTTCAGATAGTCTTGATAGGTACCAGACTGCACGTGCCCGAAGGCGAGGAGCGATGAGCCTTCGCTGTTGCCAGTCAGCTCATATATCTTCTTGTATGTTTCGTATTGGCTTGAGAGGATGTTTAGCTGTTTTGACAACTGACTGTTGGTCGACTTGATGCGCTCTTCCTCGATGCTCCTGTTCTTGGCATGAATATCTGCAAGCTGACTTTCTTTATACTCCTTTCGCTTCTGCGTTGACGTCCGTACACGTTTCATCAGCTCTTCTATCGACACTCCGTAAGTTCCAGGGTCCGAAAGCCCCCAAGATAAAACAGAGTTCTTAAACTCCTTGTCGTGTCTTATCTGCGCCATGGCTCCTTCTTCTCCGTACATCTTTCTGTACTTTTCAAGTTCTGAATAGAATTTCTTGTAGAGTTCGACACGCTTCCTTATAGTTTCGAGTTCTTTGTCCTCCTGATTTCCGGTATTCCTGTTTCTTCCTTTCGGAACCTTATTGGACTTCTTTCCGCTTCCTTCATAGTCGTAATAAAGCAAATCTTTTGCGGCCTGCCTTACCGTCTGCCAAGCCGTATAGAGTTCACCGGCATTTTTTGCTTTAGAAGCCTTAGCAGAAAGATACTCGTTCTTGGCTTTATCAATATCAGACTGCGCTGAATTTCTGGCGGAATACCAGCTATTCTCTTTGCCCCACTTTTCCGCAAACGCTTTATACTTTCCTGATGTATCGCTCATCATGAGTCCGCTATACTTGCCAGGAATTCTTTTAACCAGCTCACTCTGCAAGTTATTCAGCTTTTCGCCACCATCAAGAACGAGTCTGATGACAGCCTGGAAGTTGGATGCAGCAAGCATATTCTGAAGAGTATGTTCCAGTTCCGGATATTGCTTAACTAGACCATTCTTGGCATCATTCATCAGCTCTTTCACCTTCGCCTTCTCCGCGTCGTTAAGTGGAATACTTGCTTTTATCTTTTCGCCAATCATGGGGAAAGACTTATCAATCAAAGCAATCATACTATTAGATACCTCTGTCTGTAACCATGCACTCTTTTCTCCACATCCGAATGCCTGCAAGATAGACGCTCTGATAATATCCGCCTTATCCTCTGGAATACCCATTGACGAGAATATACCACTCATTGCTTGCATGGCAGCCTCACGCATTTTTTCATCTTTCCCGATATCGCCGAACCTCTTCGCAAGCTCATTCTTCAGTGATTCTATATAGTTGCTGTATGCAGTTTCATGATCATACAACCACTTATATCCAGCGGAATCGTCGTCGGAGGACATAGCTGCGACACGCAGCTCTTCTCTCTTCTTGAAGGCATCAACAACATCTTCCGTTGCATCACTCAAATCCGAATAATAGCCTCTATTGTTGAGCTTTGCGCTCGCAATGTCATTTGCCTCCTTGAGAAGTTTTATTTCTTGTTCGAGATATTGCAGCCTCTTCTTGTGATCGTTCTCCTCGTTCGCCGTCATCAACATGTTCTTGTAACTATAAGGAGCAAGCTCTTTCAACTTTTCCTTGTAGCTATCAATCATATTGTCAATCTCCTTTGTGTCGCCACCAGATATTGCGATATTCACGTTGTTATCACGGAGAAAATCTCTTATCTGCTTGTTTTTGTCGGATATTTCGTCTTGTGTCTGCTTAATCTTTTGACTGAGCTCCTGATATTCACTGATAGCGTATGTGATGCCAAAAGTAACAGCAGTAACGATAAGACCAGGTAAACCTCCTATAGCCGACCAGATTCCAGCAGCAAGAGTCTTAACTCCTGTACCTATAACTCTAAATGCAGCCAAAGCCGACGTCTGGAATCCTGTCCACACATTCTTTAAAGAAGAAAAAGTGGTAGTAAGAGACATAGAGCGCATTGTCGCCAATGCACGCAGCAATTCCATCCTAACAGTCTTCTCGCCGGTCTGTCTCAGCACAATACCTCTGTAAATATTATACTGCTCTGCCGTGATTTTGCCTGACAATCTCAACTGATTGAGCTTCTCTGTAGTTAATGCTCTTGCATTAGCCAACGCTCTCAAATCTGCACCTGTAATCTGATTCTTTGTTGCGAGAATCCTTTGCTCTATCTGTGTTAGAGCCTGTCCCTGCAACACCTTATTCTGGATATTAGATGCGAGATTTGCCTTATTCGAAAGAAAGCTGGAAGCCGTATTGCCTGCCGCCATCTTCTTGAATGCGTAGCCGGCGAATATTGCGCCTATAGGCATCGCAAGAGTGTGCAGGGACTGAACCAAAGCGGTTGCACCATCAATGGCGGTCTTGAAGAACTTACCAACGAGCGAATCACCACTCGCAAACTCGGCAAGCATAATCTCCCAGGCATCTTTCAGCTTGTTGTAGCGACCGAGCAAAGTCTCACTCAGAACCTGCTGCATGTTATAGAACTGACCGCCTGCATCTGTCATCTGCCAGAAGATAGACTTCACATCATCGAAGCTTACCTCTCTGTTTGAGATACGAGTTTTAATCTCTGATGTTGAGACATTTCGACCTTCCTGCTTAGAGTAGAACTCAGACAACTTTTCAAGCAGAGGAATACCTGCATAAGCAATCTGGCGAAGCTCCTTACCGTCGAGCCAACCGCGAGCCTGGACCTGTCCAAACGCCAATGCGATACGGTCAAAACTAACACCAAGGCCGGAAGACATATCCGCAAGCCTCTTGGTTGTGTCATAGAGCTGGTCGTACTCTACACCATACGCAGCCAACTGCTTAACATCTCTGTTCAACTCAGAGAACGTAAATGGCGAATTAAGAGCGAGTTCCTTAATCTGGTTAAACATAGTGTTCGCATTCTGCATATCACCAAGGATGGATTGGAGAGCAATATGCTGCTTCTCCATCTCACCACCAGTGGTAATGATGCTCATAGCAAACTGCTGTGCGCCGAACACAAGACCTCCCTGCAAGAAAAGTGACTTCAAATCCTGTACGGTTGAATTCAGCTTTCCTGCATGACTGTTGGCTCTCTCGAAGCCGCGGACCAAATCAGACTGAACTCTTGCAGCCGTCTGAGCAATCTCCTGCTGACGCTTCCGTTCAAGCTCAACGCCTCTTTGAACCTCTTGGTTTACTGCCCTCTGGTCTTGAAGAACCCTCGAAGCTAATGTGGTATCGTGACCGCTTCCCATACTGCCAAGCGTACCGAGGCTGTTCTTCCAGTTCCCCGAATAGAGTTCTCCCCTGATATCTCTAAGGGTTCTCATTAAAGCAAGGAGTCTGTTAATCTCGCCTTCTGCCTTGCTTACATCTGCACCGATAGAGATGCCTCTGCTGTATTCTGAACGAAGCTGGCGGACTTTATTGCCGAGAGAATCATATCGGCGCTCTGCATTCTTAATCTCCGCCTGACGCTGTTTCTCGGCCGCAATATCTTCACGCTTCGCCTTGACAGCGTCTCTTACGGCCTGAGCTTCCTGCTTCGCTGAAGACTTTTCGAGATTAGAGTAATATTCAGACATTCTTTTCTGAATATCGTCCTGTCTCTGCTTCTGAGGAGTCTGACCTATCAAGTCTTTGACATTTGCCTGGCTGACACGGAGAGTATCGTAAACGTTCTGAAGAGCTGTTATTGTACCCATCAGTTTCTCCGCTTCAGCATTGGCTTCCTTCAAGCCCTGCTGTCCGAAGGAGACACCTTCCTTCGTACCGGTTCCGATTGCATTCTGATAAAGAGTAATATCTCCTCTAACCTTTCCAAGCCTCTCAAGCAATGTATCTATCTCTGCCTTGATATTCTTCAGACCCTGATCGTTCTTGAAGAACGGAGATATGCCTGCCTTCTCTGCAATCTCACGCTTCTTCTCAACGAGAGCCATATACCTCTTTATATAATCAGATTGAGCCTTTAATTCCGCATCATTGTCTTTTGCACTCAACTTAGCTGCCGCCGCAAACTCTCTCTCTACTGCGATGGCCTTTCCTTTTTCTCGCCCGTATGCCTGGGTCGCAGCGGTTGCTTTTGTCATTTCTACAGCAACATCTGAAAGAAGATTCTTCATCTGAGCCGCATCAGTGAGGATTGATTTGTTACCAGATGCAGACTGCAATCGGGCAAGAATCTTGTCAAGCTCAGTGATACTTCCACCAAGCATGTTGGTATTATAACCCTTTAACGAACCCTCTGCCATGAGGTCTCGCATTTTGGCAAGCTTTTCAGTTACTCTTGATATATCAGCCTCGACCTTTGCTGCTCCGCCCGAAAATGCAGATAAAGGGTTTTCTTTTTTGAATTGATCGGTAATCTGCTTTACATCACGGAACGTCATTTGGAGAACCTTAGCGTAGTCTTGCAAAACGTTTGCATAGTCTACGCCGCCACCTCCGCCGCCCTGTGCTTTATTCTGTAATCTATAAAGCTGATTATTGACATTCTCAAGCATCAACTCTGCTTCCTTAAGCTTCGAGGTATCAACATTTGGATTAAGTGAACGCAACTCCGAAATCTTACTGCGTTCTATGTTGATTCTCTGTAGCATATCGAGATAGGAGAGGGCGTTTTTAACCGCCATCTGCAAATCTTTAGCTTCGTCGCTCTTGTCGTTTTTTTTGAGTTTGGAAATCCTTCTATTTATCTCATTGAGAACATCGGCAAACTCTTTGGCTTTTTCTGCCTGCTCCTTGAACCCGGACTTCTTGGTTCCGAATCCCTGGAGAGCACGAAGAAGTGAGTTTGCAGCGTCGTCTCCTGTCTTAAGCTTGTCGATGATTTTTTGAAGTTCCTTAGATGTATTATCCTTCACACCAAGCTGAAACCACAAGTCACCTAAATTTCCACCTGCCATATCCTGAATATTTTTAAGTTAGAGTTCATTGTTTAAGTAATCAGTAAGATTTATATTCCTACCAACGAGGCATCCCTTATTCTTCCTTTTCTCCATCCACCTGTCGTAGAGGTCATCCATCTCCTTTAACGTGTGCTTCTTCGGTCCGCTTTCCTTCTTGGTCTTTGGATAGACGACAAGAGGCTGATCTGCCACCATGAGGTCAATCTGCGCCGATGAATAGCCCCACCAGTAGTCGTAGGCTGCGATGAAGTACTTACGATGGAAGAGAAAACCGAACTTCTCCGCTAACGAGAAGGCTGCTCCCCAGCTTGTTCTGCTTGGATAGCTTTTACTTCGCTCCTCGTCATCGTCATCATCACGTCCGTCATCCCTGTCGCTAATATGGTAGTCAGCGAGAATGCGTTCGATGGAATTTTTTTTTTAGAAACATCGAGAACTTTCAGTACCTCTACCACGTCTACGTCCTTGATGTAGTAGAGCCAACGCCAGTAAAGCCAGTAGAAGGCTCGTATCTTCCAGATGTTGTTGAGGAGGATGCAGACACAAATCTTGACGTTGCGCTTCCATTCGTTCTTCTCCTTTATCTTGATATGGGTGCATCTTCTCATTGTTCCCTTTCTGAGCCATCCTATACGGTGTTTCTTACCGCGGAACACTACCTCCGTAGGTGTGTCACCGATAACGCTGTCAAGCATCTCCTGCAAGTCCACCGAAGGCTGCTCAATTTTCTTTTCTTCTGCCATGATTGTATGATTTTTTTAACGAAGAAGGGCGGCACGGCTGTTATCATAAGCCTGCCGCCCAACGGTTGTTATCCTGAATCTAATTACCTATAGACTTCTCTTTAATTAGCCGCCAATACCAGGAACTGGAGCCTTAGTAAGCCAAGCAATACTGCGCATGCCTGCACCCTCGATAGAACCGGCGAACTTGAATGCAACTGGCTTTGAACCTGTGTCATCCCACTGCAACGTTGCGTAGAGGGCAATGTTTGTCACAATCATAAGGTTCTCCTTCTCGTCGTCAACGATGACGATAGTACCCTTGATCTTGAACTTCTTTGGCTCAACTGAAACGCCGGCAAAACCGGTAGTAGCATCGAGTGTCGCGTCACCAGTACCCTTCAAGGTAACCTTGGTCAACTCGGTGATTGCATCCTCACCGAACATGATTTTCAACAAGTCCTTTGCCTTGGAAGGAACAACGAACTCTACGTTGAAGTCACCGAGTTCTGCGGTAGTTGCCCAGTCACCGGCAAGGCCGATAACCTTGTAGTGATTGATGGTCGGATCCTCCATGGTTGCCTTAAGAGAGTCAACCTCCACAGGAAGCTCAATCTCTGGTGTGATGTCAACTGAAGCCTTGCTCAAGTCTGTGATAGCCTTTGAGTAGAGCAAAGTCTTAGGACCATTGAAAATGTCCTTCATCTTGTCAATAGTTGTCATTGCCATAATCTAAAATATTTTAAATTGTTATACCTGAATACTTATTTTGTTCTCAATCGTCCTTGTATGATGGTGACAGAGTATCCGTCTCCGTCGTCTGTTTGCATGGTTATCATCGGATTTGTTACGATGATGTTTTTGGTGGAGATTGGAAATCTGTTCATAACAGATTTTACTTTATCGTCTACTTTGGATACATCAAGTGCGTTGGGATTGTCAGCTGAGACCTTATCCTTCACGTACACTTCTATCTGTAGAGTGGTAGAGTAGTCGTTATACGCACCGTCAGAGTTCATCTCGTTGTTGTATATAGAAGATGGAAAGAAGACAACGATATAACTGTTTATCTTCTTGTCAACAGCCTTTGGGCGGTTGCGTGGGAACACCTTGTCACACACACCTTTCATGGCGTTGCCCACATCGAAGTATAATGTCTTAATACTTATCATAATCACACCTTCTTAATAAAGTATCTGACTAAATAATCTCTGAGCGACGTGATAACATCGTGACCCTTCTTTGCCTCAACGAATCTTGCATAATCAACTCCGGCAACAAGCAACATTTGCCAAGTGGAATCATACTTTCCTTTGCCATGCTCGTTGTACAAGAGTTCATCTTCTGCCGTTGCAGGGCCGTTCTGTCCACCTTCTCCATATTCACCCTTATAAGGCCTACGTCCGCTATCTTTGAACGAAAACGAACTGCGATAGTACCTGTCAAGATTGTATCTCTCTCCTTCTGCAAGGGTGGGGCGTGTTGGCTCAGGGCCTGGGGCGTAGTGTATCGACTGCAAGGAGCCTTTGTAATATGTGCCTATAGCGGTTGATTTATACAGGTTACCTGTAACGTCATTATAGTCACGTGACTCATCTGCCGCCTTCATTGTCATTTCTGCTGCGTGGTCCATCTTCTGCTGCATCTTCTGTACAGCCATCTGACGGATTTTCTTTTCTATTTCCACGAACTGATCTGCCAAACTTCCCATAGCCTAAACTCTTATATATTCCCAGTAAACCACAGTCCTGTTATTGTCCGGTTCGCAGTCCTTGACCATACCTACCTCGGTGTTTTTGCCGACAGTGGAATAAATTGTGTCTCCGTCAAGAGGACATCTGCCCGCACCCCATTCGTCATATCTGACAGGAATCGATGCTTTCCTCTTGTTCTGGTCTACATATTTATCGCCTACAGTGGTAGTGTCCGTATAACTGCGGCCTTCACCGTTATAGAGAATGATTTCCTTGTCCTCTCCGACGAGAGCGTCATCATCGGCGAATGGGTCATCAGGGTCGGCTTTTCCGACGACCTTCCTCACGATCTTAATGATGTGAGGGTATCTTGGGTTTCTGATGTTTTCCTTTTCCATACGCCTTATTTGATGATGTGAGGGAGAGGTTCTCCACAAGGAGAATAATTCGCCCTCTTTACTCCGTGAGAGGTCAACCGGAATGTGGATTTTTTCTTGAGCATCGAGTCGGGCTCAAGCTTTTGGTAGATAGCATTAGCCTCCGCCTTCATTGCGCTGATATCCTCGCCCGAAATCTCATATCCTCCTCCAGAGTGCGTCCAACCATTGTCGGAATCAGAGGTGTTGTTCACCTTGCTTGGGCCAAGACAGAACCACTTCAATGTATCGGCGTATGCTAAACTCAGCACGTCAGCATCACAGTCACACATCAGCGACTCCGGCTGTATGCTGCGGGTAAGCATGATTCCCAACATGGTCTTCTCTGGCACCTCAAACTTCACCCTGTTGATAAGGTAGTCGTATGCAGTGTAAACTTCCATCTCTGATTCCATAACCATACAATCTAATTACGTTAATAGTTCCAAGACCGAAATTAATCAGTCTTGGTAATGTCCATAATGCAATGGTCTGGGAAGTCGATGAGAGCTGGGCAAGCAGAAAACATGATGTCTGTGTGCCACTCCATGTACTTACCGTTAGGAACCGTTGAGTTCATCAACAGACCGAGACCATCATTGGTTGTACCGAACAAGGTAGAAATTGCCTTGTTGCCCGCATACTCAATCAGCTTTTTGTCGAGGCTGTCTGTACGCTCGAACTCACAGGCATCACCGGCAGGACGGAGAACGACGATGTTGTCTGCCCAACCCTGCTTGTACTCATCGGTTGTATGAGTAAGGTTGCGTTCCTTCTCGGTCACAATCTCGATAGGAGATACTCCCTCGAAGTCAACGAATGCCTTGATGAACTGCTCTTTGCTGATAGGCATTGCCTTGGTAGAGGCAATGTAGTTCAGCTGACGGTAATTGGTAACGAGTTCGCGAACCTCTGCGTTCTTCAAGAATACATTATAGAATGTATTGCGAGTCATCTGCCAGATCAAAGCACCATCGAAACCACCGCGGGTCTCACGATAATTGGCTTCCTTCTCCTTCATGTAGGTAAGGATGGTAGCAGTAGGGTCTGCCCACTTCTTTGCACCACCATTGATGAAGTTATCGCCATACTCGATAGGGTCGATAGCCCTGTGCAATGGGGTAGAGATACCACGGCCAATGCCTGAGTAGTCAATCTTACCGGTAGACATCAACTGAGCGGTCATAAAGTTCATTGTCGCATCAACAGAGTCAATACGGGTCTGAACCTCATCGCACCAGTCTGCCAAGATATCGGCATCATTACCGAACTCCTCGAACTGCTTGATGCGTGCATAGCGCTCAACTGCGGTCTCAACGTAACCAGGAGTGATGAAGTCCGGAATAGAAGCGGTGTACCACTTGTGTCCGTTCTTGTCCATCTGGTTAGAATCACCGAGAGGAGCACGGAGGTCAGCCATAGGAGCTGCCTTCAACTTGCGTGCCTTGACGTTGAATGTTGCCAAGCCATAGTTGTCGGTAGATGTTAGGAACGAAGCGTTATGTCCCTGTGTCTTGTACCAGCCGTAGTTAGTAAAGAAGATTTCCTTTTTGTCAAGGAAACTCTGCAAATATGCCGTATTCTCCTGAGAACCGAAGAACTTGGCAAGTCGCGAATTATTAAAATCAAATTTTGCCATAATCCTGAATCAATCTTTAAGGTTAATAATTAGAGATGGAACCATCCGTTAACGCGACTCTTGTTGAGAGCCTTGATTGCAGGAGGGATTGGAGACATCCTGTCGATGTACATAACGGTGTCGTCGTTAGCAAGGAATGGAGTAAGCAAGTAGCGAGAACCATCCTCGAAATCGTCACCAGGAGTGAACAGGAAGTCGTAGTCGCACTGAGCATAACCGTTAGGGTTGGTTACCATAGGCTTCTGTGCCTCGCCGACAGCTGCTGCTTCTACGAGTATCGCATCCTTCGCTACAACACCGAGTGTTGCTGACAAAGTAAGCTTCCATACGTCTGCGCCAGCCTCGGTTGTCTTCTCGACACCAGTAACTGTAACGGCTGTACCTGTTCCATCGAGAGCATCAGGGGCTACCATGATGTTATCTCCAATGAACGGAATGTGCTTGTAGCCATCACGTACAATAAGGAGTGTTGTGTCAGTAGCACCGGTCTTCTTTGCGCACTGGTAAGACTTAAGAATCTTAACTGTTGCGCCTGCGTTGCCATAGATGCCAGGATCATACTCCAGGAAGTCACCGGCGTAAATCTTTGCAGGACCCTTGAAAGGGTTGAGCAACTTACCACCAGTTGTAGGAGTACGGAAAGCATCCTTTGCGGCGCCAATCAACTTGACGAATACATAGCGGATACCGCCGATTTCGCCACGAGCCTGGATGAGGGAACGACCTGGCAAGAAGCCGCTACCATTCATCCTTTCACTGTAATAAGGAGAAACTGTTCCCATAATCAATAAATAAATTTGTTATCCTGAATACTAATTGTTATTCGTCCTTTGGCTTGTGTCGAGATCTGATAGCTGCAACATCATCGAACTCGTGTTCGTCTACGGTTCCGGTTCCTCCGGCTCCGCCACCTCCGCTTCGAGGCTTTGTTTTTGGATTGATACCCGCTTCCTTGAGGTCAGCATTGTAAAGAACCTCTGCCTTACCGACAAGATCCTTGATGTCAACTTCACCATCTGGAATCTCAAGCTTATCCAAAGCTGTCTTAACGAAAAACGAATTCAAAGGAATGTTGGCTTTCTCAAACTTAGCCTTAAGACCTTCCTTAATGGAGTTCACCAACGCCTTCTTTGCGTCAGCTGCTTCCTTTTGCTTTCGCGCCTCACGCTCCTTCTTGACTTCACCGATGAGCTTTTTTGCCCACTCAGGCATATCCTCTTCGTTAGGAATATTGTTATTTTCAGGCTCTTCCTCCTCAGACTCAGATTCCTTTGCCTTTTGGCGTTCCCTCGCCTTCTTCTTATATTCCTTAACTTGCTGAGAAACGTCAGAATGGAGATTGCCGTCCATGCGTTTCAAGCGATTTGTAACCTTGGTTACCAACTTGGCGTTTGCAGCTTCGTCTTCACCAAAATCTTCGAGTACGTCATCAAGTTCTTCATTGATGGTTTTCTCGCTAATTGTCAACTTGGTACTACCGAGCTCCTTGTTGACCAATGCTAAGAGTTCTTCTCTTGTCATGTTGTTTTTTTGATTAAAAAATTTATTCTAAAAGTGGTTCTTCCACTCTAAAACGTATAAATATACCTTTTATTTTGCAAATATATGAATAAGTATGCAATTATCCAAGAAAAATTTATATTTTTGCAATATTAATTGTATTTTTATGCAGAAAGAAGTACTTTCAGGATTAAATTTGGATAACGGAGAGCCTATTTATACTCAAGAGTATATCCAATCGTTAAGAGATACCGACAAGAAGCATCCCGACAAGCTGAAGATTATTGCTCAGCGTGGCGGTCAGGAACGTATGCTGTCTATCGACGCTGATATTAAGATAGTTGGCGGCTCGCGAGGTGGCCCACTTATTGTCGATACAAAGGTTGTTACTCCATTTGGCTATAGGCGTATCGGGGATTTAAAGGCAGGTGACATCATCAGTGGAACTGATGGTGGAATGCAGCGTGTCGTATATCGCAAAGACCACGGCAAACTTCCTACTTACAAACTAAAGTTTGTCGATGGGTCTGAAGTTATTGCATCATACGACCACCTCTGGAATGTACGTAAGACTTGCTATAGAAGTAAGAAGAGAATCATTAACGGGTTATCTATCAATGACGATTATAGGGTATGGACCACCCAGATGGTCGTTGACCACCTCGCAAAGCTGAAGACTGGCGAGATTAAAAATAGCAAGTTACTCATACCTTTGTGTGAGCCTGTAAAGTTTACTCGCCCTTGGGGAAATCGTCATTACAAACCAACGAGCTCACCTTATGTTATTGGCGCCATACTTGGAGATGGATGTATAACCTCAAATATAAAGAATGGAAGTTATGATGCTATGCTCTGTAGCGCAGACGAAGATATCGTGAGAGAGTTTGAGAGTGCTGGCATCGATATGACTAACTATGCACAAAAACAAGGCAGTATAGCTTGTGATTACAGAATCAAGGATGAGAGATTACGTAATGATCTTGAGGGTTTAAAGCTCTACGGCTGCGACGCTTTCAATAAGTCTGTTCCCGATTTCTATAAGTTTGGCTCTATAGAGACAAGGTGGGCTATCCTTCAAGGACTTATGGATACCGATGGTACTGTAGATAAGCGTGGACATTGTACGTTTGCGACAGTCAGTGAGCAGCTTGCTAAAGACGTTAAGTTTTTAGTAAACAGCCTTGGAGGCCTTGCCACTATAAATAAGTACGAGAACCACTATACCAAGAATGGAGAGCGTATTGAGGCAAGCGATTATTATGATATTTACATCAGAATTAATCAGTCAGAACGCTTATTCCGTCTTCCACGTAAGAAGGCGCTTTGTACCGAGTACAATGGCGGCGTAAGCGAACTTGGAAGAAGGATTGTTGATTTTGAATATGTAGGAGAGAAGGAGTGCTGCTGTATTGCAGTGAACAATACAAACTCTCTGTTTATGGTGGAAGACTTCATAGTCACTCACAATTCCAAGTCCTTCTCATCCCTTATGGAAGTCCTGAAGGATATCAAGAACCCAGACTTCCATGCAACAATTCTTCGTAACGAAAAAGACGACTTACAGTCATTGGTAACCGACTCTTACAAATTGTTCTCCCAATTCGGAACTTACAATAAGTCTCAGAACGACATGACCTGGAACTTCGATAACGGAGGATGGCTCAAATTCTCTTACTATGCTGGAGCCTATCAAGACTTCAAGACACGATTCCAGGGACGCCAGTATGCCTACGTCTGCATCGATGAGGGTACGCAATGCCCATACAAGAAGTTCAAGTATCTCTTGACCAACAACCGAAACGCAGCGCATATCCGAAACCGCTTCTGGATTACTTGTAACCCGGATCCGGAATCTTGGGTGAGAAAGTTCATTGACTGGTGGGTTGACGAGAACGGCTACATCATACCGGAACGGGACGGAGTTATACGATACTGCTTCATGGATGGTGATACTCCGGACTCAATCTACTGGGGTAACACGAGAGAAGAGGTATACGAGCAGTGCAAGGGCATTATCGATAGCCTCTGGAAGGACAGCTATGATGAGCTCGGATACACAAAGCTCGAAATGTTCATCAAGTCGGCGACATTTATCCGTGCCGACGTATCAGAGAACATCAAGCTTATCTCTACCGATGTTTCATATCTCGCCAACCTTGCCCAGCAGGATGAGGAACAGCGTATGCGAGACCTGGAAGCAAACTGGAACTGGAAAGCTGCCGGCGATGACATGATCAAGATGGAAGACCTTGAGGAAATATTCGATAACGCCGAACAGACAGGAGACGGAAAACGCAGAGCCTCTGCCGATATCGCATTCACAGGCGGCGATAACTTCGTGATGTGGCTTTGGGAAGGATGGCATTGTAAAGACTTGGTTGTGATGAGGCTGGACTCTAAGACTCTTGTGTCGGTAGTTGAGGCTAAGCTGAGAGAGTGGGGAGTCGAGGAATGCAACTTCACTTACGATTTACAGGGCATCGGCCAGTACTTCAAGGGATTCTTCAAGGATGCCGTTCCGTTCAATAACCAGGCAGCCCCTATTGCTAAAAACCACAAAGAAGAGGAAGGTATCAAATACCTCTACAAGGACTTGAAATCCCAGTGCGCATGGCTATTCTACAAGATGATTAAGGATAAACAGATTTCCATCGACTCATCACTGCTTGAAAAAAAGTATTCAGGAAACGGATTCGATAAGGTTCCTCTCAGACAGATTCTTCAGAAGGAACGCAAGATGCTCCGACGTGACGAGGACGGAGATGATAAGGGATTCAAACTTATGCCTAAAAAGAAGGCCAAGAAGTATGTCGGTCACTCGCCTGACTTCTTTGAGTCTTGGTTCTACGTAATGATATTCAGTTTAACAAAAAAGAAACATAAAAAGATAAACGGATTATGGAGAATTTAAATTTTAGAGAAATACTCGTAAAGAAACCATTCTACGAGCTTAAGCCTGACGGATACATGAGTCATGGCACTTTCTCCGACAAGGTTGGTGATAGGAGTATGCAGAACATGCCTTACGATCCTTGCGTATGGAGAGTAAAAACCCAGTCCGACTTCCTTCGTGAGTACTTCACAAGCGGACATAGAATCTGGGACAAAACCGCTTATCCGGACATTATTAAGGAGAATCCTGAGTGGGACCCGAAAGATCCTACTACAGGAAACCGCTACTACATACAGCCAATCACCAGATGTGCATTTGCCTTCCAGCAGGTTATCGCAACGAAGCACACCCTACACTTGACAGGAAATGACATTCAGTTTGAGCTTGCAGACAGCACAGATGAACTTGATAAGGAAGAGGAATCCCAGAAGAATCTTAACATCTTTAAGAAGGGTTGGCTTATGCACAACATGGAGATTGCGTTCTTCGAAGCAGTAAGCTCATACATGACTGTTGCAGAAACCGCAGCAGTCGGCTATATCGACAAAGGAAAGTTTGGAGTTAAGGTTCTGTCATTCAAGAATGGAGACTACCTCTATCCGCATTATGACTCGATCACCGGCGAACTATCTGTATTTGCTCGCAAGTATTACGACTTGGATGAAGACGGAAACGCTCAGATTGAGTGGGTTGAGGTCTGGGACGATACCTATTATTATAGGTTTAGAAATGATGTCGGCAAAAAGAGTGTAACAGAGAAAGCTGTGAATCTCATTAAGGGGCTGTTCGGAATGAACGGATATGCTCTTGTTGAAAAGAAAGAACATCACTTCAATTCAATACCGGTTGCATATATCCGAAATGACGAGGGACCTTGCTGGTCCAATGTTCAGAAGAACATCGAAGATTACGAGGAGGCATTCTCGTATCTTTGCGAGAACAACAAGGCATACGCCTTCCCGGTATTCTACGTAAAGGGTGATGGTGATGAGATTACCATTTCAGGCGACGATATGACTGGAGCAGCAAAGGTTATCGCTATGAACAGCAAGGATAACGATGCCGGATTCCTCAATGGAACCGACGCGTCAGATGCTTTTGCGACTCAGCTCAACAAGTCGTACGACCTCATCTACGAACTGTCGTTCACCGTGAAGCCACCTGAGCTGAAGTCCGGCGACCTCCCAGGTGTAGCCATCAAACTCCTCTATTCTCCTGCATTAGAGGTTGCCATGAATGATTCTCAGAAGTTGCAGCCATTCCTTGACAAGCTGGTTGAAATTGCCAAGTTCGGAATCGGACACGAAAATAATGCGACGGCTTCTATTGTTGGCCTCGATATTAACGCATGGATTGAGCCTTATACGCACCAGAATAAAACTGAGCTTCTTACAAATCTTGCAACTGCCGTTCAGAATGGATTCCTCTCGAAGCAGACTGCATCGGAGCGTTGTCCTGACTTCCCAAAGAATGCCGAGTGGGAGCGCATCTTACGTGAGAAGAAGGAAGAGGACCAGCAAGACCTCCTTATGGATATTCAGCGTGCGGACAACGAGACAGAGAATGCCATCGAGGAGGAGGAAGCTACAGCAAGAATCAATAAACAGCAGGGTGGTAACGACATAAACACCGGCGGTGGCCGCAAGGCAGGGAGGCCAAATCGCAGTGGCAAGAAATGGGACAAAAATCGCAACAATGACGTGGACGACAAGAATAACTGGAAGCACTACGACAAAACCCACTAATAGTCTATGGATGAGTTAAAACGGTCTGTCGATTACAGCAGAAAGCGTTTGCAGGCAATCAGAAACTGCGAGGACCACATTGCAGATATCCTCTGGAAATCGACACAGAAGGTAATTACCGCAAGCAAGCGATACAGAGGTGCGGGCAGGCTCACAAACGAGTCAGCCTTGCTCTCTTATGCCAAGAGTATTACCGCTGAGGCAGAGGAGAGCATCAACAGTTACATCTCTGCTTATTCTAAGGCTTCATGCAAGATTCTCGGGATTGACAGCGAGAATATAGAATCGTTTCTCGTCAGCGACATCTACGGAAAGACGACATCCGAAAGGAACGCCGTCTATCTTGGAAACTTTGCTGAAGATATTGTAAGGATGATCAAGGCAGGAACCTTGATGGGATATTCAGACCAGCAGCTCCTGTCTTCCATCCGAACCGGCTACAAGGACCCATACCACACATCAGTCATCACCAAAGCGAAGAGAAAGGATATCAACATCGATGTTCCTTCTTACGGAAAAGGCTATTACAGAAATGCCTATCAGAATATCGTAAGAAACGCTTCTCAGGTGATTGCTTTGGCGTGGGGACAGGCAGAGCAGGAATACGGGCAGGAGAGTGGGGCTATCGGGTTCTACGTCAAGAGAGGAAGTAGTTATCCTTGCGACGTTTGTCAAAGCGAAGCCGATGCAGGCATCCATTCTTTCAAAGACCCATATCCACCGTTCCACGTTTCCTGTTGTTGTTACACAGTATTTGCATTCAAGGATAATAAAAAGAAATAAGATTATGATTGAAGAAACAAAAGGATACACGTTATCCGTCGATATTTACAAAAAGGTAAAGGCTCTCAAGATGAAAGACCCTCGCTATTACATCTACGCCAGTCTCCGTGGCTCCGGCATGTCAATCCGTGACAGTTGGGCTATTGCCTTTCAAGGGGAAGGGTTCAACTGGCCCAAAGACACATTAGAGCGAGAAATGAATAAACTTGAATCTCTGGAATCTGTTCAGACAAGAATCGCAGAGGTGCAGGGCAATAAAGCGAAGAACGAGAGCGCCGATGAGCTTTCTCCTGAAGAGTTGGCAAAAGCTACTTCCAAGGAGCAAATTCTTACAGACCTCGTAATTGCAAGACGAAGGATGAAAGAGGGTACAAAGGAGTGGACAGAACAAACACGACTTATAGCAGAGTACGCAAGAATTAAACAGGACGAGCTTCAAACTGAGGATTCGACCGTACATTTTTACCTCCCAATAAATTATCCAACCGGCAAGGATGACTGCTTGTTGTTTAAGAACGGACTCTGTAAGGGTGGTAAATAGTTAAATTCGTGTTAAAGCAACTTTGATATACCATAAATTCAACAAAACCAAGTACCTTTGCAAACAGATTATGTTCGCAGATTCTTTCTGCTGTTCGTAATTCTAAAATTTTTTGGTTAAAAAGGGGTGATATCTTCTCAGATGCCACCCCTTACTTTTATATTAATGTAGTAGAAGAAAATATACGATATATCACGAATATTTCTCTCCTGTGATAAGCTCAAGGGCTATCCTAAGCCGATCATCAAGAAAAGAGTCGTTAAATGTAGGAAGAAGGCCGTATGGAGGCAGTTTCTTTGTCTCTGCGGCCTCCAAAATGAATTGGAGTGCCTGTACCAGGGAATTGTGGTCCTCGACTATCTCAATCAATTTATCACTCATGCTGACCTCCTTCCTTCTTGATCTGTTCTGCCATATCACGGAGAGTGTCAGCGTGCTTGTCGCGATCAATGACCTCCTGGACGGCCTCATCACTTTCCTTGCTGAGTTGTTCGTCACTCTTACCCTTGTCGGCAGCAGCGTTTCTTCTTGCAGCCTCACGAGCAATGTATTCGTCACGGAGTTTCAACTTACCTGCCGTGTATTCTGCATCGCCAGGCAACGATGTATCCGCAAACATAAGCTGGGCAAATGCCTCGATGATGTTTCCATCGTTCTTGGAGAACTCGTAATGGTCTCCTACAGCCACAGGAACACATTCATCGAGTGCAGCATACATGGATGTGCCGATAGAGTATTCAACACCCCATGTGCCGGCAATGTCTGCAATCTTGATGAAAGGCAACGAGCCCCTCTGTAAATGCTTCTTGATTTCAGCAGGAATATCCTTTCTGAGTGAAGCAACTTCTTTCTTCGACAAGCTCTTGCTGAACTTCAGTACCGTGAAGTGTCTTGTCTTGATAGTCTTTCCAAATGGTAATGCCATGATAACAATATTTTAAAGTTCAACTTTTATTTCCTTATACTCGAAATCTGTGCAAGATGGATTCTCCTCAGAAGTAAACCTAATCTCATTAGGGTGGTTACAAGCTCCATTCTTGAAGAAGAAGCAATCCTTACAAGTGTAATCAGTCTGTTACATGCTCCTTACGTTTTTGATATTCCATCAATGTCAAGATACAATAGTTAGCGCAATCCAATAGAGCATCTTCCAACGGCTCGTTAGCAACTTGCGCCTCATTGTCCTTCAACGTCTTGATGCGATTCACCTTCTCTCGTATCTTTCCGTAGCCGTAGTTGATACCAAGCTCATCATACATTTCGGAAAAAGCATTCCCATAATCACGATTTTTCTTGATGTATGTATCATGCAAGTTATTGAGAATATTTCCATGCATTTCAATGTCGGAATTTATATCTATTTTATGATTATCGGCAACTGGTGCTACTATATCGAACTTTGTACCAAACATCATAATATCTTCCTCGCGAAAATGAGCGAAATACTTGTAATCTGTGCTAACAGATGTACATATATAAACATCAGCATCCTTTCTCTCGGCATTGAACAGAATAGGGGTGTTGCCGTCCTGAATACCTATCGGGTCAAAATTGCATTTTAAGCAATCATTTCGTGTGATGTAAAATCGCAGCCCAACCTTAATATCTTCTTTCTTAATCATAAGCTATTTCTTTTTACTATTCAAATAAAATGCTCTAAGAGCCATAACCTCTGATGGGTTGTGATAAAGGATAATACAGAAATCACCATGTTCTTCTGTGTGAACCTTTCGCAAACCACATTCCTTGATAAATCCATCCTCGCCAATGTAAGGATCAAGGATCTCGCGAACCGCACTAGTATGACTTGGTTGAACAACAATAACGCCACCTGTTTCACGAAGTTCTTCTAGCTTCTCCCACTGAGCTTCGATATTTTCGTCTCCGTAGAATAAATCATATCCATAAGGCTCTGTGATTTCTCTATCAATGCTCATTCCCAAAGGAATCTCAATTACTATAATCGGTTTCATAAGCTATTTCTCCTTATCTTTTAGTTCAACGAAATCGCCAATGCCCAAACGAGCCTTGTTGATGCAAGACGCAATCCAGAGCCTATCAAGTAAGCTGAAGACTCGCCTCCGTGCTTCATATCGATAGCATTCTCAATAGCATCACAGGCGTGAGAAGCCTCGTGGCAGCAGACGTTCATAGTCATATCCTTCAGGCATTTAAAGGAAACAAGAACACCATACGAGTCATCATCCTTCCTTGTCGCTGCATCATAAGTGGCACCGCAGTAATCCACATCTGAATAATCACACCCATCAAAGCAGGAGTCTATCACTTCGTTTAGGTCCCTACCAATATGAACCCATAGCTTCCTTGGATAAATACCGTTACTGTATTCGTAATATCCCTTCTTCTTCATATCTCAACTATTTCTGTTTTGATACAATCTCGATAGCAGACAATAACGTCTTTTCGCTGATACCATTTCCGCTACCAACACCATCTTTCTCTATTCTTTCAAGAGATTTCTCAATAGAGCAAAAATCATCCTGAGAATTACTTATAAAGCCATTAAGTTCATCACTTACACTACTGATACCATCGTTGGCTTTTTCAACAATAGCATCAAGACGATCGAAACGCTTGTCTATATAATCCTTCAACCTTTCTTCGTGCTCTATAATATCAACGCAGCTGACGACTTTTGGATGTGCCCAGTTATCTTCTACGCGCGCATAATAATCACCTTTTTCCTCGCTGTATCTTTTGTCGGCCACAACTCTTAGACACACAAAATTGTCTCCATCCATTACTGCGTAAATACCCTCTCCGAATGGATATAGTTCGGCTTTTTCAATATCCGACTTACTTCCAGTTGCTTTGAAAGCGACCTTTCCTAAAACATTAACTCTAATCTCCATATCTAAACTATTTATGTTTTAAAATATTACCACAAGCTAAGTTAGTTTTAAAAAGGAAATCTCTTGCAGGAATAACGATAGCTCCATCATCCCGAAAGCCTTCCGATTTACTTATCTGGGTATTGAATGGTCTCAGTATCGCATCCTGATCATTTATCTCTACCAAAAACGGCGTTGGAGTATCATCCAATGTCTTCCACCATATATTCTTAAATTCATGAAGAAAGCATCCGGAATCTACCGATATAACCTCGTCAATAAGAAAGAATAAAAGACCTTCCTCAATCATGTCACACATAGACCTGATTCTTTTTTCATATTTCCAAGAGTATCTACCTTTCATAAGCTTATTGTTTATGTGATTTACCAATATGCCACTTTGAACAAACCTTGCACAAGTAAGGATGCCAACCAAGTGCCTTTAACCTCGGATTCTGATTCAGAAACTCCCAAGCATCATCCTCCGTCTCATAGGCGAACTTCTCCTTCCAGGAATGAACCTTCCTGGTCCAATGCTCGGGGTTTGGCTTGAACGGAGGAACCTTGTTCGGATTGTGATGTCTTCTCATAGGCACTTGAATGAAACACTATTCAACGTCCTGTTCACCGCAATATCCCTCTCGTTACACATGGTCCTCATGCGCTCCAGGGCATCCTCGCGGATAACAATCATAATCTCCTGCATCGAAGCGGCGGCGGGAACAATATTCTTCTCTGCCTTAAGATTCGTGATACGGGAGATAACCTCCTTGACATATTCCTTTTCTATCATATTCATATAGATATTTAATCGTCGCCTTTGATAAAGCTCTCGGGTTCATCGTTGTCCTCCTCGCCCTTACAAACCTCATTGATGAGGATGTCCTGCTTCAGGTCCGCCTCCGTGACACCAAACATCTGATAGGCATTGCCCTCCTTCGTGCGCTTCTTGAAGAAACCGTACTTGGCCCACATGTCCCTACCAAACTTGTTCATTGACGGAATATCCTTCTCGTCAACGTCGTTGATGGCGCAAAACCTGCGCATGCACTCATAAAGCATGGTGGAATTGAAGAGATTGGACACTTCGCCTTTTGCCTGAGCATCACTCCTTATACCGTAAGCGCGTATCCAGGCGTATATTGGCTGAGAGCCAAGAAGGGACAGGAGAAGCTGTTTGGTACTTCCTTCGGCGGCGGGGAAACGGTACTTACGCTTCCTCAACTCCTGCGCCCCACGCATGACCCAGTTGAACACTCCACTAAGCTCCCTCCTTATTATCTTACTCGAAAGCTCCGGGTCCTGTCGCTCCTTTGGTACGGTAACGTCAAAGCTGACATACTGTAAACGTCTGATAAAGCCAAGCGACGCATCCTCCGGGAACGGAAGCTCATTGAGGTTAAAGATGAGGTACGGGATATTGTTGGCCTCAAGAACATTCCTGCCAAGCTCTCGCATAGGGACAGGCTCTCCGCTGACGAGCCTCTTGAACATACCGGTGTTCTTTCTTCCGAACTTCCGCGGATCAGAGTCCGACGACCAGTTGAAGATGGCGTTCCTTATCGGATATCTGCCCCTCATTCCTTCATCGCCCTCTGCGGTAAGGTCGGCATAGTCCATCTTGCTTATCCTGTCCTTGCCAAAGAGGTTACAAGCCACATCGAAGATAACGCTCTTTCCGTTAGCTCCCGTACCTATAAGAAGCAGACACAGCTCTATCTTCGACGACTCCTTTCCCTCATACGGGTTATAGGCAGTTCCGCGCTGTATCAAGCCTAAGCCAAGGAACATCTGTAGTATCATCCTCGATGTCCTGTCAGGGAGCACCTCATGGATAAAGTTCATCCACCTGTCACACTTGGCCTTCGGATTGAAGTCGTAAGGATGATAGTAGGTCACATGATAGTCAGGAGAAAACGGCATAACGGCAGGATTCTGCAAGCCTCTACCGAAATCCACAACACCATTGCTGAAAGCCACGATGTCAAAGGACGGATGAAGAATGTTGTAGCACTCTATGACGTCAATGAAAGATTTGTTCATTACAGTGCTGACACCAATCATCGGACTTATGGCGAGGTCAAGGAGCAACAGCTGGTAGGTCTGCTCCAGGACAATCCTTGGGACTGACTCGTATATCTTGCCATTGAAGATGTAATAGCTGCCCTTGTAATACTTTACAGGAGCCTTCTTGGCAAGCTGACGCATAGACCTCACGAACTGAGACTTCAGGATATTGTAAGTATCCGAATTCACCCTGCCCCAAGAGGTAGAACGCAATGCGTCAAAACCAAACTCGCTTTGCCTCGTCAGGTCCAGTAGCTGCGTGTGTAAAGTGTCTATAGCTAAACCATTTTCCATCTGTGTATAATAATTTTTTAGTTTCTGCGTTATTTTAACATGAAAGAACCCCTGTAAACAAAGGAACTTCGGTGGATTACGCACCACAAGTGGCCCTCACCTATATGCCCTATATAATAATAGGAATAATGCAAAAATAAGAAATAACTACATAATTATGCTAAAATACATTGTTTATGCGGTATATTTATACATTATTAACGTTCAAAAGGTGGAGGATAAATATACATTTCGCACTTCCAATAACAAGGGTAAGACCATAAAGTAAACTATCTTGACAAGACACAAACAAAGGTGTTTGAATAAATATGCAATACTGAATAAAAGTAAACAAACTTGACAGATTGAGTTAAAAAAAAGAAAAAAATTTTTGTGTGAGGTGACTACGCCCCAGGGCTGCGCTCCCATAGGGGGGGTGGGGGTGCTTTAGTAAAATATCATTACATATTCATTTGGTTTACTCAATATAAACCAAACTGAATTTCGCATTTTTGTTTCACAAATGTTAATTTTTGTTAATTCGCGGCATTGCTCTTGTAACTCCCTAATACGCAATCACTTACGCCTGCATAATCATTCATCGCCTTTTGTATAAATATACGCCGTGGAACATCAAAACATATTACAAAGTACTTGATTTCTTAAATGTTTACATTTTCCAATTGATTGCACACTTCGTTTTCTGCATAAATATTGTCAAATAAAAGAAATTTTTACTTTCAATTTGTAACCTTGTAACTCGTTGTTATACAGCGTTTTAATAAGTGTAAGGATAACACGTGTAAAGATTTTAAACTTTCATAACTCGCTATATATCAACACTTTGTGTTACGTATGTAAAGATTTTTTCGTCGTTTTGGTTAAATATTCATTTTGTTTCTTGTTTTGCTTACAATTTTAAAGCCCTATTTGCTTAAGTATTCATTTTGCTATATAGGCATTACAATAAAAAGTTACGTAAACGTTACATTTTAACCTTTTTCTATATATATTCAGGAATTGCACACTATTTTTAACGTATGTAAAATTGTATATGATTGATTATCAAGTAGTTACGGGCTTATAAATTGATAAAAAAAGGGTATTTTTTATATCAATTTTTAGCCGTATCTTTGCATTGCGAAAGCAAAGCAAAGAGTTGCTTTGATGGGTACTACGAAGTACTTAACACGTATTTTTTTCACTTAAAGCAGTGGACACCGCTCTTGTGTGGGGTGTAACCAAAACAACATGACAAACAATAAGTCAAACGTATCTTCGTACGTTTCAGAGTGTAAAGAAAACGCTACAATTGTAGCGAGTCTTGAGGTATTGAACGACTACAGAAAGGCGTTACTATCAGAGTGCACAAACAAAGAAGTTGTTGCAGCACGTAAGGCGTTGGAAGAAGCACGCAGCAAGTACAACAAGTTGGCAACCGCTTACGTGTTGGGTGATGAAAGCTATTGCAACCTGCAAACAGAGTGCGTACGTGCATCAGTTAGTGAGTTCAGCCACACGCACAACGTGCCCCGCTTCTTCCAGTGGTTCAACGACAACGGCAAAGACGAGCAAACAAGCATCATAGATTCCGTGCAACGTTTGGGTTCAAAACTCGCAGCCTTGCACACCTCATTCGCAAGCGGTTCAAAGGTTGCACGCAAGCAGAAAGCAAGTGAAGAAGACCTCACGGAACGTATCGCAGAATTACAGGCACAACTTGCAGCCTTAAGAGGCGAGAAGTAACAAGGTAGGGCGAAAGCCCTATCTTTACACCCACTATCTTTCCCCACGGTGGACACAATAAGCCACCGTGGGATATTATACACCAAGTCCAGAGATTTGGCGCGGGCTGTCATGCCCTTATTTTTCCCGCACTTTTTGGTAAACCTTGTCGTGGTGTGTGGGCTTACTCAGAGAGAGAAGAATTTCTCCCTCAGGGGACTAATTGCCAAAAATCCAAGACGGAAACGTTCTCCTGAAGTAGCGAGCGGGCTACATCACAGCGAGAGCGGCGGGCGAGAAACCCCGTCAGTCTAAAACAACGCTGAGACAGGGCGGTCGGCACAGGGCGTTATCGCAACGACCCAAGCGAGCTAACCACTCTCCTCCCTTTGATGGGGTTCGGTCACGACAACCGACGGAGAGCAGGAGCGAGCGGAAGCAAGAACGAAGTCTCAGGGCGGCAGAAGGCGGCGTAAACAAACAAAATCATAATTCATCTTCTATCGTCTGGCACACGTGGACGAGTTCCTAAAGTGCTGCGCACATTCATTACAGGGCGCGGGTGGTACAAATCTGTAATCGTGAGTAGTTATCGTTTATCTCACGTGAGGTATATCCAAAAGGTCTACGATACGTAAGTAGTTGTACGTATAGCTATATCGCTACACAAGTAGCGGACGTGTGGGAATTATTCCCATGAAAACGTGCGGAGAACGCTGAGGGGTTATCCGCTGGTGTCTTTCGAGATGCCGACAAGTCCTCAGAGGGTGACGAAGCGACACGATACGGTGTCGTGGGTGACAAGCGTGCACAATGAAAGTGTATCATCCTGGCAATGGCTGCGCATGGAGAGATCCGTGCGTGGCTCCTATTATACGAACCATTTAAATTATTAGAATTATGAAAAAGAGAATCAAGGAATTTTGCGATGAGTACATGTGGTTTATCCTTCCTGCTTGCAGCGTTCTAACTATAATGCTGGGTGTTGTTCTGGAGAAGCATTTTCCACTGAGTGAAATTCTGTAGCCTAATCTCCCTACGCTTGTAGGGAACAATAACCATAAAATTTTAGAGTTATGAGTACAATGAGAATAAAGTGCCTTTCCATGCGAGAGGTCGAGAGTGTCATTGCGGATGCTCAGGAGATTTTGAGTCATGTTGAATTCGGGTCACTGAAGAATGGTGTGCTTACATTATTCTGCGTGGCTTGAGCCTAAAAATCCGTAGCCAGTACGATAATTGTCGTGCGTGTGCTACGGAACAATCACTAACAAATTTTAGAATTATGACAGCAAGACAGATTATTTATTCAAGTACGATAATTCTGCTTGGATTTTTTCAGGCGCTTCCTGCGCTGTTGTGTTTGGCAAGTACGAATATTCCTGTAATTCTGCTTGGAATTATTTGGGGTGTTCTGCTTGGTAAGTTCTGGAGCAGTACGATAATTGGCAAGTGGTATTTCCGCGAGCTTTGGCGTGCTACGCTCCGCTTGGAAAATCTCATGTTCCCTGAGGTGTGAGAGAGTTGGAAAGTACGAAAATTCTGCTTGGAAACATTCGGCTAAATTCTGCTTGGAGAAATTCAGGCAGTACGATAATTAATAACCAGTAAAATTTAGGATTATGAGACTTAAAACATTTTTATTGTTGGACAAAATTCAGATTGAGTCAGTTGAGAACTGGCAGATTAACATGTTCCTTGAGGATACCAACACGGACGAGTTCTTCGGAACGGATGGTAACAAGGTGTTGGAACCAGGCATCTACATCACGGTGTACGAGAATGGAAACGACACATTTCCATTCTCTGGCGTCATGCCTCCTGACTTCTCTATGGAGTGCGGGAATAACAAGAAACTGTTATTCTACAACGTGAGCGACTAAAGTCAAAAATGTGCTCAGGCATTTTCCTGGGCATACTATGTAAAACCAATTTAATTTAGAATTATGCAAGACAGAAAATCACAGAAGAATTTCGAGCGTGCCCTTATGCACGAGATGGAAAAGATCAAGATTGCAGCACGTCAGTGGTACAGCAACAACGCAAAGGGCTACAGGGATTATCGTAGCCGTGAGTCTATCTCAAAGAGTTTCAACGAGATAGCCATTTTGTGCATGAGCTAAAAATGTGCGTGGCGGTTGTCACGCATACTACAAACCAAAAAATGTTAGAATTATGAAACAGAAGAGAAGACTGACGGGGTATGTACTCGTTGATCCGTTCGATGGTGCTATCCTGTGCCAGTATCCTGTAGGATTGGGATTTGACGGAGATTGTGTTTCTGCGAAGATTGCGGCTATCCATGATGCAGAAGAGAGAAAAATAAAAGGTTGTCCCATGGAGGTTTACGGCTGTATCAACAACACGTATTCGGACGGAACAAGAATTTATCCGCGTAATTAGCCAGAACTTGGCAGTACGATAATTGTGCTGCCTGCTATTAACCAAAACATATTAGAATTATGGAAACAGTAAGAGTAACTGACAGACACGGAATAGAGCGAGAGTGGGATATAGTCACAGAGAGATGTGTAGGATGCTGCTTTCACGGATTGATGGACGGCAAAGAACATTGCTGCCCTCATAATATTGCGTGCGGTTACAAGTAGTCAAAACTGCGGGGCACGTCCTGTGTCCTGCTTCTATTATTAACCAAATACATTAGAATTATGACACAAGCAGATGTTAATTTTCTACAGGCACTTGTAGAGTCTCACGAGCAAGTTATTGCAGCAGACTGCAAGAGACGTAAATTAAGCAGAGAAGTTTATAACAGGCGTGTATCTCAGAGCGAGAAGAGAGCGAATAAGATACTTCGTGAGATGATGTGTCGCTAAACAGGGTAGAGCTATTGTTCTACCTACATAATAACCAATTAACGAAAGAATTATGGAATATTTAAAGACACAAGAGTATCATACACGTATTGATGTGTATTTTGATGGAGAAAAGTATGTATTCATCAACGCATTCCACGGATGTGTGGCAGTTGCGAAAAGAGAAGGACTCGTTGAGTTCACTAATGACGGATACAAGGCTCACGTGAAGTTCAAGGTCGAGAAAACGAGATGCACCATCAGTAAGAGAACTATAGATAGAGCCATCTATAAGATGGAGAACAGATACATGAGCACTATCGTTGAGTACGAATGGCAGGAGGTTGACAGAGAAGACTTGCCTTATGCCGTGAGCGTGAAAGTAGAGGAGCGTTAAGCCAAAAATCCTGCGTGGAGACACGTAGGAGCAATTATTAACTAAATTATTCAAAGGATATGGAAAGTATTGAGGCTATGCTGTGGGATTTCATTGTTGATAACAATATCGCCACAGATGAGGAAGTTAGACTGGTCACGGATATAAATGGATTGAGCGAGAACACGATGACTGACATTATTTATGCCAAGACAGGGCTACGCAGTTACGAGCAGTGTATACAGAAGAAGGCTACTCCAGCACAGATGAGCTTGACAGCTATTATTGTCTTGACGAAGAAGACAATGAAGATGAGTAGTATTTGCCTAAAAAAGGTGCGCCCATGTTTGAGTGTGCCTTCTATTGTTTAACCAAATAAATTATTTGAATTATGGCAAGAAAAGGCAAGACACTGGAGCAGCAGTGTAAGTATTACAACTGCGAGGATTTCGTTAGAGATGTAATGTTATATCATTACAACTGCGGAAACAAGAAAGGTATGGTAGAGGACTACAAGGAACTCAACATGGAGGCAAGACAGATTGCCGTCCAGCAGATTTTTGAGTACGGCTACCAACCTGTTATACAGGATATCATTACACATCTTATGTTCGGTTAGCCAACCAATCCTCACTCCCACGGGTGGGGATTTCTATTAACCAAATATTAGAATTATGATAACGGATTACTACACAGCCGTACACTGGCTAAAAAGTGCGTTCATCCTCTGTAACGAGATTGTAGAGAATGACGAATCAGTGATTGAAAACATCGAGTATCCAGAGTGGACAAATGAAGACGAAGACGGCAGGGACGGAATCGAGATATTCCAGTGGTTCCTCACTAACATGAGCGAAGAGGATAAGGAATGGATGCAGAAGAATTTCCCTGATCTTATCTTCTCTTACTCAGACAAGCTTGACTTGTGGATTCTTTGCGTAGATCATTTTGGAACGATGTGGAAGGGAGTCTCAACGACTACCAACAACGAGAATGCGGCAAAGGCTAGCCAGCTGCCGTAGCCAAACCAATCCTCACTCTTTACGGGTGGAGGATTTCTATTAACCAAAAAGATTGAAATATGAAGAAAATTGAGATTACGAGAGCTGGCATGGGCGAAAAGTGCCCAAACCCTAATTTTAAAAAGCTGTTGGCAGTCGGTATGATTACCGCTTGCCAGAGATGTCCCTACTTCGTAAGATACGATGGAGATACTATTTTGTGTGACTATTAAAAAGTAAATTATGGCAAAGAAAGTTTATGCGCTCTATCGCACAGACAACTGGAATACATACGCAAGCCGCGAATTACTTGTTGTAGCAGGTAGCATCAGAAGATGCTGTAAGGTAGCCAAGGACGACGGAGCAACAAAAAAGCAGGTTGAGGGTTTGCGTGGTTATCACCACCAATCCCAGTGTACCAATGGAACCGATCACGAGTACGACATTGAAGCGTACACGCTCAATGAGAGTTTAATCAGCTAAAATCCACACAATAATGTGTGGAACAATTATGAACCAATAAAATCAGAATTATGAGCTACGAAATTGCAAAGAAGGAAATCGGTGATTACAGAATCACCATTTACCAGGATGAGGATGCCGGATGCCCTTGTACCGACTGGGATTTGGCAGGAGTTTACTTCTGGGATTATCAAAACTACGGATACAACAGAAAACTTTCTCGTAATTGCAGCAGCGAAGTTGGCGCTGAGAATGCAGAGGATGCTTTAAAACGGCTCGTCTGTAAGTACGTATCACAAAAGAAGATTATCGACTACATCAATAGCGAAAATGTCGATAGCTTCCGTATGCGCTACGACAAGAGCGAGCACATGTGGTATCTTGAGAATCTGTACGACGGAAAGTGGTACAACCACAAAGAGTTCTGCCCGAGCGACTTGAAGAGATTCGACGATAGAAAGGAGCTTTGTGATATCCTCGAAGAGGATGATTTTGCGTCTCTATTACGGAGTTGCAAGGATATTGCATTCTACGAGTGGTCTTCCAGTGGATATTGTCAGGGAGATTATGCCAGCGGATATGCCTACTGCGACAAGGAGCGCTTCAAGGAGATGGTAGAAACGAATACCAAAAACTGGAGAAAGCGAGCCTTGGACTTATTCGAGAAAGAGATTAAGTGCATAGGCCTTTGGATGTGGGGAGATGTCAAGGGGTTTGTCCTTGAAAAGAAACGTCCGTACACTAAATTGTACGACGACGGAGATACCTCTGAATCCTATGACTGGGAGCAGATTGATTCATGCTGGGGGTGTTACTACGAAGATGCTGATGACCTCATCGAAGAGGCTATCAAAGAACACGGCTTACTGCCGAAAGATGCAGCCTAACAAAGGGGAGCTTGCACGCTCCTCTTCCATTAACCAAATAACAAAAGAATTATAGCATTACAATGGAATTGGAAAGACAAGATGGGCAAACTCACCATCAGACGCAAGATGAAGAAGTATTACATCAACATTTACTCCGGAAATGCTCTTGCTGTATTTGTATATGAATATACAGACGGCGGGAAGGAGATGTACTCGTTGTATGATTTCTTTGCCGACAAGAAACACGTCAGTAAAATTATCAGTAATCGTAAGAAGTTGATAGACGACGATGTTGTCAAGATTGAGTTGAATCTCTGGTACAAATCAGCGAGACAGCTTCTTCCGTATCTCGTCAAGAACGGGTACAAGGTTGAGTGTTATTACAAAGAGATAAAGTAGCCAAACGGGGAGAGCAATCTCCCTACCAATAACCAAAACATTATAGAT